CCCTCCCCAATAGCAGCCCAACCACCGCGACCAGGGTTCCCCAAACAACTTCCATCTGTGTAAATTTCGTACATACTTACTTATTGTCTTTCTTTTTTAACTCACGGTATTCAATAGCCTTCTTTGGAGTCTTGCATATTGTGTCACCACAATGATCTCTATTTTGGTAAACGGAATTTATAGAGGTAGTCAGGTCCTCACATGTTTTAACTTTCCAACGCCCCAACATAGGTTTTTCCACTTTTACAAAAAGGTCGAGAAGTCTTTTGATCATTTATTTATTACTTTATAGTAATGGATCCCGACTTAGGCTATCTAATGAAGGTTGTAGAAGAATATAAACATAGATTAACCGATGGTGAGTATTTAGAAATATGCAACGCTCTTAAAAATGCTCATCACAAAATTAAAGGACAAAATCGAGAAAACTTTGTGAGGAGAATCAGGAAAAGATTGGTTTTCGGTTTGGGTCTAGTTATTTTTTTGCTTCGTCCTGCTTCGTCTTCGCGGTGATTCTATCGGGTCTAAAAAAGTTATTATACGGACACCCCAAACATCTTGTATGGCGAATTGCACATGAAAGTGCGTCAGCATTCTCCATACATGGTTTTTTCTCAGCTTTTTTTCGTTGTCGATAGGTGCGTTGTCTTCCGATGGCGTAAATAAGAAGTGGGGTTTGACCTACAGCTATCATGATATTTCAATATAAATTTTAGTTTTTAAGTAGCCGGGCCGATCGGCGCAGGGGTGGCGGCGGCGGCCTAGTAAGTTCTTCGAATTTATGAACATACTTTGTAAATCTGGAATCACTACGCCCTTTTGCCTTATCATAAAAGGTCTGAATGAGTTTCTTATCACCCTTTTCCTGTGTGAGAAGATTGTAATAACTGACTGTAACCTCAAATATAGACAGTGCCATAGTTTTACGAACTTCCATATCAGGGTTATTTTCTACGGTGCATAACATCATAGACAGAGTAGAAATCAATTCGGCACGTGAAAAGTTGCGCATTTTAGTTTAGAAAACAAACAAATATAGGTCAACTTAGGCCTGCTAATCATTTTTAAACAGCATTGGTACTGTGCATTTTAAAAATGAAGTTTTATTTAATTATTTACTAAAATGTGGTAAGCAATTTAGTTCGAGAACGCGAGGCCACCCATACCGGACTGGATGCGAAGGACGTTGTAGTTGACCGCGAACATGTTGAGGTTCTGGGGAACGGCACCGGCCTTTGTCTTGATCGCAACCTGCGCGTTATCGATGCGAGAGAAGTTGCAGGTGCCGGTGGGCTGGTGCTCCTCGGGCTTGAGCGCGAAGGAGTAGGAGTAGACACCAGGCATGGGGCAGCCAGAGTGGTGCTGGTAGGACTGGACCTGGTTGAAGTACTTACCGTCCTGCTCCTTGAAGCGGTCTTGGCCGTTGAGGACAAGCTTGAAGGTATCAACTGGGCCCGCAACCTCTTCAGTAGACTCCCCAGCGAGACCTTGGTCACCAACCATAACTTGGGGGGAACCAAGAAGGGAGGGAGACACGAGCGCGTTAGAGGCGGTGAGAGTACCACCAGTGGCAATAGTGAGAATTGGCTCCACCGAGGTGAAGTTCCAAAGGTTGGACTTGGAAACGGAACCCGCGTCCGCACACCACACAAGCTCCTTCACTGGGTGGTTGTAAGAGAGGCGAATTTGCTTGGTGTTACCCGCAGTCGCCATGGCATCCGAGCCAGTGTGCTGAACCTGCTCGATGAGGTACTCGTGACCCTTCTGCGCGAAACGACGGCGCTCCTCAGTGTCGAGGTAGAGGTAATTGGCCCAGACCTTGAAAGTGGAGTTGTCAGTGTAGAGGCTGAACTCAGAGGAGAGGTCAAAATCGATGCGCACCTCGTGGTACTGGAGAGCAATGAGGGGAAGCGCGAGACCTGGGTTGCGGTTGAAGAAAAAAATGAGGGGAAGGTAGATTTTAGAACCATCAGCACCTGGGGAGGTCATCTTACCCCAGCTCGCCTTCTTAGACTCGTCGAGGTAAAGCTCGGAGTAGAGACGCCACCAGCGCTGGTAGTGCTTGTCGACACGCTGACCACCGATGGAAAGCTCGGCAGACGCAATCGCACGCTCGGCCGCCCAGCAGTCATCGTTCGCGCCCCCCGCGACGGTTGGAACGATAGTGCCCTTCGCCTTGAGCTCGACGTACATGTCACCGACGAGATCACCGTTGCGCGCAACGGTGACGGACACGCGGCCGGAGTTCGAGGCAGTACCGTTGACGGTCTGCTCGATGTTCTCCATCGCGAAGTTGGTGTGGCGCTTGTATTTCGCCTGGAAGAAGGTCACCTCAGGGTTACCGGTAAGGTAAACGTCCTGGGCGCCGTAAGCTACGAGTTGCATGAGACCACCGGCCATTGTGAGAGTTGTTGTACTATATACAGAGAAAATAATTTTGGGGAAATGCGAAATTTCCACACCCAAAAATTCTCAGTCAAGATTAAATGTCTTCCCCCCCTGAAGAAGAAGTCGAAATTGAGGAAGGAGAAATCGTATCCGAATCTGAATCTGATTCCGATGTTGAGATCGTTGGTGACATGATTGAAGATGACGAGGATGAGGATGAGGAAGGAATTGATATCATGGAATTGATGGGTTCCCTCTTGGCAACCCCAGAGGGGGATACAGTCTGTAGTGCACTAGTAAATATTGCTTTACAGTTGCAGACCCAAAATAAAATACTGATAAAAATGTTGACTAAAATACAAAAAAATGCTTAGAGAATAACATAGTATTAATAGAAATGGAAGCGACCCACTTCATCGATAAGAGTCCAAACCTATTTGAATCTCTGGTAGAGCTTCAAAAGGAACAAATTCTGTCGATGAACTATGAGCACGTTCTAACATACATCAATAACCTAGAATTTTGCTGGGATCTCAAGGCGAATGATTTTAGAAACGCTCGTGAACTGGGGTATCGTCAGTTTATGCATCATGAGGGTTTTGACAGTTCCGGTCAACCCGACCCCTCTAAGATCGACATACTGGCCATCAAGGGAATCAAAGAGAAGAATTCACGTCTATGCACTGACCTGAAGAATCATGCTCGGGCTTTGGGAGTTCTTCAGAATGATCCTAATGAAAATGGAATCACCCTGTGTAAACGTATCAATAACATCCTTAAACAAATTGAGGATGCTTACGAAAACGTCAGGAGACATTTCATATCTTACGAACGGGTGGTAAATCCAACCGCGTTACCCCAAGTTGTTTCGCCTTCTGATCCGTCAACAATGGATGAGGAAGAAATTGAATCCGCCACCCCTTTTCAAAAATGTCTCCTTCGCACTTTGGATGAGATCTACAAGCTCGGTTATCGGAGATACAAGGGATACTGTTGTGAAGAGATCAAAACAATTGATGGATTCCGGACCCGTGCATGGACGCCCAAATTTACTATCGAAAAATTCGTTAATTCCATATCCGATAAGGACACTGACTTTGTAAACTGGAAGAACTTTACCAGTAGGGGATCTATTATCCGAGATACAATTGAAAATATTTCCAAATGCGTCGATCAACAGTTTCCAGATATTCTGAAACGGCGGCACGTCTGGTCTTTTAAAAATGGGGTGTTTGTTGGTAAACAATACATCGCGGAGGGGGTATACGATTGCCGTTTCTACCCTTACGAAAGTAAAGAATGTATGTGCCTCGATCCAACTATAGTTTCTTGCAAATACTTTGATCAACAGTTTGACGATTTTTCAGAGTTGGAAAATTGGCAGGACATCCCGACCCCCTACTTTGACAGTGTATTGAAATACCAAAAATTTGAAGATGAGGTGTGTAACTGGGCCTACGTGATGGGTGGACGTCTCTGCTTCGATGTGAATGACCTAGATAGTTGGCAAATCATCCCTTTTTTCAAAGGCATCGCTCGTTCGGGTAAATCGACCTTGATTACCAAAGTATTCAAGAAGTTTTACGAAAACGAGGATGTTGGGACATTATCCAACAACATCGAGAAAAAGTTTGGACTTTCTGCGATCAAGGACTCATTCATGTTTATAGCCCCAGAGGTAAAGGGTGATCTCGCCCTTGAACAGGCTGAGTTTCAGTCTATTGTGTCAGGTGAGGATGTATCTGTAGCAGTTAAAAATAAGACAGCTGTATCGATTGAGTGGAACGTCCCGGGTGTATTGGGTGGAAATGAAGTTCCCAATTGGAAGGACAATTCCGGTTCCGTTCTCCGGCGCATTCTTCCATGGAACTTCGGTAAACAAGTTCAGGAGGCTGATCCGCTTCTAGATAAGAAATTGGACCGGGAGTTACCCAAAATTCTGTGTAAATGTGTTAGAGCTTATTTGGATTATTCTAAAAAATATAGTGACAAGGATATTTGGAATGTTGTCCCGAAGTATTTCAAGACGATCCAGAAACAGGTTGCCATGGTGGCGAGTAGCTTGACGAACTTCCTGGAATCTACTAATGTTGTCAGAGGGGTTGATAAATTTGTTCCCCAGAAGTTATTTGTCTCCGCGTTTAATTCACACTGTAAGGACAACAACCTTGGGATGCATAAGTTTCATCAGGACTTTTACGCGGGTCCGTTTAGTTCCAGAGACATAGAAGTTCGAGAGGAGACGGTAAACTACAAGGGTAGGTTTTACAAAAGACAGTGTATCATTTACGGAATCGATGTTATATCAGAAGAAGATGAAAATCTCAGTAACGACTACTAAAAAAAAAATACTTGTAAATAATAACATGAGCCAACAGGTCAGGGAATTTATACAGAGTTCCGGGGTTGAAATTACACCGGCTCAACCTAACTATTCACGGACTGTTGATTTCGATTTGGGACGAAATCAACAATTTCCACAACGTCTTGAAAGAAATATTGTAAATGATTCCAATTATGGACAATTTGATAAATATATAAATGATTTTAATTTTGAGGTCAATGAAGAAACTGTGAAACAGGTTGTCAGTCCCGTAACAATCAGTAAGTTTAATCCGGGTATGTTTAATGCAACAGTAAATCGTGACTTCGGCACCACCCCTCGGATTGATATAAAAAAAATACTTATGACGGTTCCTTTGGGTAGAACATTTATAGGCGAGGACTTGTATGTAGAGACCGACGATATACAGGGTATTTACGGACAGTTTAAAACGGGTTTTTCTCATACTACAAAATATGGTCCAAAAGGTAATCTCGGTTTAAATTTTTTTACGGTTCAGATTAAATTGAAAATAACTAACGGCACTGAGACGAAGGGTGCGACAGTCAATATTTACAGAAATGGGAAAATACGATTTTCTGGGGGCTTTATAGGAACAAATATTGAGAATCAACCAGAACTTCTCCGTCGTTTTATTGTCAACGCGTATACCGATAAACAATCATTTTTAATGAACCCCTTTGAATATAACAATCTCAGTGGTCAATTTAAAATTAACGGAAACTTCAAGGATATGGCGGGCATCGCACGAAAAGCGGGTGATCTGGAATTTTCGTATGTTTCATATGAACCAGAGTTATCTCCCATGCTTTACATTACACACAAGGGGCATCGATTTAATATAGCTTCCACGGGGAATATCCAAATTCTCGGTTCCAAAAACCCAACTGAACTTAACAAGGGTTACAACGATGGGAGTGAACTTATGCAGAAACTTTATTTTTACAACCACATAACCATTACGGGTGAGTTCCCTAAGAAGGCATCCAAAAGTAAAGTCCCCAAAATTAGTAAAATAAAGGCAAAAACTCCCGTTAAGAAGGCGGTTGCTTCACGTCGCCGTCCACAAGTATTTATGATTGGTGCAAAAAAGTGTGAAAGTATGAAAAAACCACAACTTATAGACATGGCAAAGAAAATGGGTGTTGTGGGTATTACAAAAAGTACCACAAAAGAAGAAATATGTAAAGAAATTGAAAAGCGAACAAATAAGAAAATAATCACGTTCAAAAACACAAACAAGAATAAAAATGTTTCTTTATCGGGAAGTAATAAAACATTCAAAGTTGATAAGTCTACTTGTAAGAACCTGAAAAAAGGAGAACTTTTACGTTTCGCTAAAATACTTAAGATCCCCATTGAGAACAAAGACACCAAAACCTCCTTGTGTAAAAAATTAGAGAAAGCTCGTAACGAACTTGCAAAGCCAAAGCCAAAGCCAAAGCCAAAAACACCTAATAACAATAGCAATAACAATAACAATAACTTTGCCGCAAACTTAGAAAGGTCCATGATTCAACAAAACGCTTTGAGAAAGAGGGGTATAAATGATAATTCTATCCGCAAAGACCTCACCAAGCTCTATGGTGATAAGTGGATGAAGAGGTACAAACCATCACTTAACCAAGATGTTAGGAATATTAAGAAGGAAATGAACTCTATTTCAAAGGTAAACAAAAAAGGTGTCCCATTTAAAAGGGATGTCGATGCTATAAAGAAAAGAATGGTGGCTCGATGGAAAATGGAGAGAAAGCGAGAACTTGAGAAGAAATACTACATGAACACTGTAAACGTCACTGGTGTCAACGCTAGACTTAAGAATGACTACCGACGCGCCGCCACCAAATACGCAATGAACCAAAAGACGGCTCCTTCAAAGAAGAAGATGGAAAATTATAAGAAATCTTGGTTAAAGTTTAGAGCTAATATGAATGTAAATAATGCACGGAAGAAGTGGAACGCTGTCGCAACAGCTGCTCGCGGACGAAGTTCTTTCCCGGCTGGAACTAGGGTTGAAAAGGTATAATCATGGTGTCAGAGTAAATGATGATACAAGAACGTGGGGAACGCGTTCAAATTCATGGTTGGAAATGGCAAGAGAAGAACTTCTGGATGCGATAATATACATTATAGCCGATTATATTAGAATTGGACGAAACAGTAAAGATCATAAGAGCCTACTTGAAATAGAGTTTAATGACTATTACAGGAAGGATGATAATAGATTGATTATGTATATTCTGGATAATTATACCAAAATTGATAGCCCGAAGCACAAGAAACTTATTGGCACTTTATACTCTTGTTTATAATTTTTTCGGGTTCAGCAGTTTGTTTCAAATGAATCGTATGATAGGAAAAATCATACTCTGGGAATGAACGTTTTATTAAATCTGAAATCGCTATGGCATCGATAAATCTGGGTGTACCCGAACACACCGAATTTCGTTCAATTTGGAGAAATCTATCCTCCCATTGCACGAAATTTTTTACTTTTTCTGCTGATAGATTATCCTTCACCATTTTGTTATACATTTCTTTGGAGTTACCCTGGCTCATATGAAAGTTTTTAGATCCCCCGATCTCCGCAGATGTAGCCGCATTCTCATAAATCATAGACATAACAACTATCCCAGCTATAATGTAAAGTAACATTTACTATACATTTAGATTATTCTAAAAATTCGGTGTTGTGGGTTTGCAGGTTGCTTGAATATAGTCGGTTTTCCCATATCTGTTCATTTTGAAATAATTAGTAAATATGAAAATAAAATATTTAAATAAAGTAAGTATGTTTTTAGCAATCCTCTTACTTTTGTTACTTTCTGTGGCAATAGTTATGGGTGGATATACAAATGTAAAAACGAAAGAGGACGGGGAAGAACAAGAACAAGAACAAGAACCAGAACCAGAACCAGATTCCCAGACCACTGAAGAGGTTAATGAAACGGAGCCGGAGCCGGCACCAGAACCTATAAATTGTGTGGGTAAATGGGGTGAATGGTCCCCGTGTTCTGTTGGTTCTATTGAGTGTGAGCTTAACAGTGATGGTGAGGGTGGTATTCCACCGATTGGTGTCCAGAAGCGTGATTGGATTACAATTACAAAGGCTGAGAATGGTGGTAAGGCGTGTGTGTACGACATCAACAAAGATGGAGCTAAGGTATGTAAGGGAGTTTGTAATAAGGATGTACAAATTTGTTATTCATGTGGTTACAAAAACTGTAAAGTATTTAAGATCGGCAGCGGGGCAGATGTTTCCGTAGCGGCGCCTTTGAACGGTGTAACATCTATAAAGATTCCATATGGAAGGAAAATTGATTTTTGGTGGCGGGACCCGGAGGGACGTGTCGCGCCACCACAACGCGTCGTCGAGGCGACGGGCGCGAGCGGTAACTTTGAGTTCTCGCCGTGCACGCCGATCCAAATAGTAGGCCTACGAATAAGCGAAAAGTTACCGTCCGAATACTGATAGGCTACCAGCCACTAACAAAACCCCAGTTCCTAAAATTAGTATAACAATAATTACCACTACTGCTATTATATATTAGGTTCACATAATTTTCACGAGGTCCGCCACTTTGTTGATGATGTTGAACAACTTGTAGACCGAATCCACATCACCGGGCTTCACAATCTCAAGTTCAATCTGGTATGAGGACTCCTCCTCCGAGTCCATGTCGACGTTGTCCCCCGAAGAGATTGTCATGTCGATGCTCAGGTTCTTGCGCACGAATGAATGGCGCATCTTTGTCCTCTTCCTATCCATCTCATACTCCCCAGAGGTGGGGATCTCCCGAGCGATACACACCCTCACATCAAGGGGTTCGCATTTGAAGTCCTCCTTGACGACACTTATTTTTTGAATCATCGTCTGCTCCCCCGTGTCTTCATTGGATGTGATCCGCACGTTACTGTTATCGTTGTAGTATACGTCAGACTCGGTATAGTTGGTGGACTCCCACCCATCATAGTTCTTCAACCCCTTTAGGATGCGTTCCCATGTATCCCTGCCCACATTAGTATCGAAGAGGGAACCATTGTGCTTCCCGAGGCGAATTTCAACTTCGATGTTCTCTTCAGTCTTGAGGGCCTCAAATGTGGGGAGGATGGTATCGGTGATGTGCTTAATATCCATTGTGATTTTTACTTAACATTTATATTTTGCGTCTTTTACTTAAGCCTTTTTTATCGATAAAATGTAATGAAGGGTTTTACCAACCTCGGGAACACCTGTTATTTTAATACAGCTGTTCAATGCCTTCTACATACACCAGTTCTCACAAACTACTATTTAAAAAAACCATACGAAGGAGAATGTAGATTTACCCAAGTGTATTCTAAATTTGTTACAGTCTATTGGACGAGTGGTCGTCCAGAACTATCTCTCTTGACACTCCTAGCTAGATTCCGAGAAGAGTTCCCACGTTTTAAATCTAGGGAGCAACACGATGTCCAGGAAGCAATCCTGTGCATCATAGACATTCTCGAGCGTTCTTGTCCATTCATAAAACCATGGTTTTACGGTAAGAAGGTTCAAGAAACTATTTGGCCGGGTGGAAAGTCAACAAGTGAAGAACCCTTCAGTGTTCATTTGGTGACTTCTAATGGCAATGAGTTGGGAGATATGCTAAAAAGGAGTATGGATTGGAATGTGTTAGAAAACTTTGAGGACACCGAGGGTAAGGTGCACAACGTGGCTACGACGCGATCCCGCTTTTCGGAGCTCCCCCAAGTTTTGATGATTTCATTTGACACCAAGAGTAACATCAAAATTATAGAGACTATTGTTATCGATTCATTTGAATATAATCTCGTGGCGACCGCGCTTCACGAGGGTGATCAAAACGATGGACACTACGTATCATTTGTAAAATGTAGAAACAAGTGGCATTTTATAAACGATCATGATATTAAAATATGTCCATTACCTGAAGAGGCTGGATTCTACTTTATGGTTTACAATCTAAAAACTCCTTCATCTTGATGTCCTCCCTAATATTGACAATCGTTCGGTAAAATGTCCTTCTACCATTGGGATGTGTCTTATCCGTCCTCCTCTTTAGGGGTCTCCACCACATACGCTTCCCATCGTCCACGAATTCACATTCAACAATGGCTCCCTCTTCGAACCATGGTTCATTCATCAGGTCCATTGCAACTTCGGATTCAAACACCAACTTCCCCTTTTCCTGTACATAGAGTCTCCATGCTAGGGGACCACCAACCGTGCCCGGCACTTCCCATGAAGGTTCCTTCTTCATGAGAAAGTCCACTGTATTCTTCTCCTTAGGTTTCCATTTAAACATCGTCTCATGGGTGCCAATCCTTATTGGTTCGTTAACTGGTGTGAAAACGAGTCCATCGATACGTTGGGTGACGGTGGGGAGGTACACATCCAAGAACTTGTTATAGTCCCTCATTTGGTGAAATGTCTTGACTTTGAGACGGTACTTGTCATGCTTCATGTAGATGATAGACCCGGTTACAATCTTACATGCTTCCAGTCTTAGCATCAGATTCAAATCCCAAACTGGTTCACCATTGGCGAAGACTGCGTCATATACCATGAGGGTATTCTCGTAAAGTTCACCATCGAGGATGGTTCCCTCGTAGGCCACCTTTTTCAGGTTGATTGAGACTTCAAACATGTTGAAGGAACGGTTGACAAATAGGCATTTCTTTTTACCTTGGAACATGAGGGCAACCATCATATATCGCTCACCATCCGTCTTCTCACACACTAGGTATTCTGCACCCTTGAGAATTGGGAAATGTCGGCGTTCAATTGAGATAGGTTGGGGTCCCGGGAAATAGTCCTTACTCTTCCAACACGTGTGTATATAATTCACAACATATTTGTAAAGTGGTGAATCATTATCGATGGACATATCTTTATTTGAAAAAATAACTTTAATTAACTTTAACACCAGCGGCGTTTAGTATGTTACTTATACATTCATGTGTATAAGTTATCGTCAACTTAGATGCTGTAAATGCATAAATTTTCACTCCTTGCTCTTTGAATTTATCAAATATTTTTGGACTAATTTTCCACGTTCCAGATTTTCTATCTTTGATAGTCTTAATCACATTTTTCGTATTCATCATCCAGCATTTTGATTCTGTTTGTAAAACATGGTATATGTTGTCAGAAATCTTCTTCCCCAACACGGTGTCAAATGTCAATCCCATTTGGTGAACTGGTTCAGATGAATTAATTTTTACTTTGGATTTGAACATATCCCAATCAATACCTTCTAATGGACCTGGCATAACTAGGCACCCAATATTTTCATGTGGTTCTAAAAGTTGCTGTATAGAATCATCGTCTATCCCTATACCATGATCGATAAAAATAATGCGTTCATGTGACTTCATGTATTTTTGGATAATTTCAGCCTTATCATATGGATTGTCATTCACATATGCGATTTCATTATTAATATTACTCTGTAAGCATTTAATATTAATTTTAAGAACTACGTGAAGAGTTTTAACACTACATGATTTAGATCTCGATACTATAATAGTAGCCAACTTCATGTATTGAATATACATCTAAGCCTTAAGCCTGTCATTATAGCATGCGGTAAATGGTAAATTACCAACATGTCCCAGTGTCGTATTAACATCTGCATGAATTTTACCACCAGCTTGTTGCCAACGACGACAAAATGCATAGTCTTCTGAGAGGTACCTCTTGGTTTCTGGATCTATCATACAATCAAATGCGGCGTGATAATCATCAAAGTCTCTATTTTGGTGATCATTCTTACACCAGAGTTCCGGAAACTTTTCTTCGAGGTCTTTGAATACCGAGCGTTTGATGACCATGAAACCTGTTGGTCCATCAAGAATTTCAATAAATCCATTTGTAACAGGTCGATTAGTTGCGCCGAAATTAATGACAAGACTTGAAGATAGCATGGACATATCACGATCGTCTCCATTCTTGACAGCCTTGGCTGCTTGATCCCACATTACGACTTTTTTTGGGTAGCATGCTACAGATAAATCGTGACCAGACCTAACAAGGCGAACAACTGATGTTGGATCGAAATGAATATCAGCATCGATAAACATAAAATATTCACAATCCGTTTTTTGCATAAACCGACCAACCGAAACATTACGTGCGCGGTGAACAAGGGATTCGTTTTCAGTAGTATCCAAAAACAACTGAATACCTTCTCTTATTAAAAGGATTTGTAGTTGGATAATACTAGACATATATTTTTCTAGACAAAGTCCACCGTAACATGGGGTGGATAGAAATAACTTAGTCATTTATTACATTTGGGTTTTAACCTCTAAGTGTTTTTTTATGATAGTTTCAATTTTATTTAGTGTTGGAATCGATATCAAACACTTTTCACACATCTCCGTCTTTGTAACCTTTGATCCCAAAACAATATGAATGATCGCAGAAGCGATACTATTCGGTGTCTTACTCATAAGTTCTACACAGTCGTCTGTCGCGTTACACATTCTGTTACATTTCAACCTTTCATCCCTCGAAACTTCGAAAGAATTTAAAAGTCGACTCATGACATCAAAAGCTTTTGTAACGTAGTTCTTCTCCGTCTTACCCGCTATGGCGTCCTTAAACATTTGTGTCGTTCGACTGATATCCTTAGATTGAATACCAAACATATCTGCAATTTCCTTCGTTGTTCTAGGAAACTTCGCTAGACGACACGCGTATAATACAGCGTTGGCCTTGATACCTAGACGAACTGCACCACGTGTGAGTTTTTCTGCATTGAATTTTCGATACATCATTTTAGCTTCCTTTAGAATCACGTCAGGTAAAGTATGACACGCTTCATCGATGTCTTTGTATGCATGAAATAGGGAACGATCTTTATGATTCATAGACATGTGAAAGTTTATTTTCGCCATGCGTTTGTTTTCATACGTTGAGGATCCCTGTGTTGAAATCACAGTTCCTTTCCCCCAATTTTGTGAAAACAGCTCCGGATTTGCATTTGGGTTCCCACACCTCGCTGGATCATTTACCTTCCCATCATCCGTAATACCACTTGTCCATTCAGCGGTATCATCTATAAACCTATCATCTACAAGACCGCATTCAGAACAGGTGGGTAAACCTTCGGGTGAATAAATTTTAATACCTGAACATTCTTTGCAAATATGTATATTAACTGGCTTTTCTTTTTCGTTTGTTTTTGATTGTATTGAATCTAGTTCTTTCCAAATTGCTGCCAGCATCTTTTTAGATACTGACTTTTTTAAGATTTTTGTTTTAACGCATTTACAGACTTAGGCTTTTAATATTCGTTTCAATCATATCCACCGTATTCTTGAAACTTCTACCCCCCGATGTCGATGGTTTCCATTGATTCCATTCTCGATCTATACTCTGGTGATCTGGTGGTAACTCAATATTCATACCCTCTATTTCCGTATCTGAAACGATGAAATCATTTAATTCGGAATCAGACCCTCCCTCATCATATATATCACTGTCTGTATCTTCGACGTCAATCTCAGAATAATAAGCAAACATATCATCTCCAAGATCTTTCATTTCTAAATCAGTAAATTTGGTTCCAGACGGGAAATGTTCCATTAAACTTTCGAAGGGTGCGGGTAACATGTCACCCTCGTCTACTTTGTAGACACATGCAGACTTATAAATTAGCTCAGTTGGGTTGAGGTATCGGACCCCGAGGGTCAGGCCGGTATTCATTGCAACGACACCGTACATTTCGTCTTCAATACCGTCTTCGTTTACGAGTAGTTTAACTATATCATTTTCAATTATTTCAGATGGCACGATCATGCTTAGAGTTTTCTCACAAAAAATAATGAGGGATAATATCACAGATGAAAGTTATTATATATTCGAAGGAAGGATGTCAGTATTGCGACCACGCGGTGACCCTCAGCGAAGCAGAGGGTCTCGAACACGAAAAGATTTTGATAGAAAAGGAGGAACTAAAAAAATTGTGTGGTGGCAGTATCGATTCCTACCCTCAAATATTTATTGACGGACGTCATATCGGAAACTACTTTGAATACCAAGAATACATTGAAGATGAATACGAACCCATTCTATCCCCCACTTTGAATAGATTCACAGTGTTTCCCCTGAAGTATCCCGGGCTCTGGGAACTCTATAAGAAGGCCCAAATGTCTAATTGGACCGCAGAAGAAGTAGATTTATCAACCGACCTATCCGACTGGAAAACCCTCAACGACAACGAACAAAAATTCATCAAGTATATCCTGGCGTTTTTCGCTGGCTCCGATGGAATTGTTTTTGAGAATATCAATAACAATTTCGCTGACGAAGTGCAAATTTCAGAGGCTCGTTCCTTCTATGCGTATCAATGTCACAATGAAATGGTCCACGGGGAGACGTATTCTAAACTAATCGACAAATACATCAAAGATTCTACTGAGAAAAAACACCTCTTTGAGGCTATACAAACCGTCCCCTGTATCGAAAGAAAGGCAAACTGGGCCCTAAAATGGTTTGACACTAAATCTAGAACATTTTCAGAACGTCTATTCGCATTCGCGTGTGTTGAGGGAATCTTCTTTTCTGGAAGTTTCTGTGCGATATACTGGCTCAAGAAGCGGGGCCTGATGCCTGGACTATGTTTTTCCAATGAACTTATTTCTAGGGACGAGGGTCTCCACCAAGAATTTGCGGTTGAACTGTTCAAGCTCTTACGCAACAAACCATCAACAGATGTAATCCATTCGATTGTTCGGGAAGCCGTAGAGATTGAAAAGGGATTTATTTTAGATGCACTTCCCTGTAATCTTATAGGGATGAACTCAGACAAAATGTCTGAATACATAGAGTATGTATCTGACCGTCTTCTCAAACAGGTTGGACAACCCCCAATTTGGGGTTCTAAGAATCCATTTGATTTTATGGAAAATATCAGTTTAGATGGGAAGACTAATTTTTTTGAAAAGAGGGTGGGTGACTACGGGAAGATGGATGACACCTCTGATGATATTGGATTTGATGAAGAGTTCTAATTAAATAGTGGATCTTCGTTGATTTCATTCATGGGTTTCAAAACTCGTCCCGTGTCTTGAAATTCAATTTGGGGTTCTCCGAAATCTGGTTCGGGGTCGGGGGCATTGACCATATTAGGTGGTGTACTCACGACAACCTTCTTACCCTTCTTTTTACCATTAGACCCACAACTCTTCTTACCACCCTCCTTTTTCACATTCATCATACCCCAAACAATGAGAGTGAAAACGATCGCGTGAACAACCAGACCAAAATTGGAAGGACAGCCGGTTGGTGTTGCGATACTGGGACCTAATACTTGTCTAACGAGACGAAATGTCTCGGGGTTCGCAACTATAAAGAAGGTAAGACCTGAAATTACAGAAGTTAGAAATTTGTTCTGCTGTTTCTGACCGTTACATCCGCAACCACAATCTTTAAAGAGACCCATTATACTTTTGATATATGTCAACAAAAAAACTTACTTAAAGTCGAGCCTCCTATAATAAATATAACCAACCAACAATGTCGCTCTCTATTCAACAAATTTCCGATCTCTCCCCCGCTTCTGTGGGCTTCTCGAATCTCCGTAAGAACAAGAATGGCGGTAAAACCGTCTACCTAAACGCCGGCGGCAACAAAAAATGTTATCTTCAACTTCCCTTCATGCGATCCCCCTTCGGTCTCAGTACCTTTACTGATGAGGGGACTGGACGCACTACCTACTCCCTCGATCTCTCGTTTGATCCCGATAACGAGCAGGCTATGGGGGTGCACAAGACGCTCTCCGAGCTCGACAACATCATCGTCAACACCGTTGCCAAGAACTCTAAGGAGTGGCTCGGTAAGGAGTTCAACGTTGCGGTTCTCAAAGAGGCCCTCTACAAGCCAATGGTTCGTCCAGGTAAGGAGCAGTACCCCTCTACCATGAAGCTGAAGATTACCACCAAACCCGACGGCACCTTTGTCCCGGAGGCCTACACTATGCAGCGTGAGCCTACGACGGTCGACGCCATCGAGAAGGGTCAGAAGGTTATGTGTATCATCGACCTCAGCAGCATCTGGTTCATCGATAACAAGTTCGGTGTAACCATGAGGCTCAACCAATGCCTCTTGGAGCAGTCTACGAAGCTTCCGTCCTTCGCCTTCCAAGGCCTCGACCTCCCAGGCCCCGGGGAGGAGGTTGACGAGGAGGAGGAGGAGGTTGACGAGGAGGTTGATGTCTAAGATCCCAAAAAATAAATAAAAAATCCAATCCCTATTGGTAAGAAGAAAAAACTTCTTACGAATAAGTAAGAATGTCCAACATCGAGAAGAATCTCAAAAAGATTCTTCGGGGAAAAAAAGGGTGTTCACCCCAAGAGTATTTACCTTCAACCGAGAAAGTTGGTTCTGGGGAGTATGGAAATGTATTCAAAGGGAATGTGAACGGAAATGGTAAGAGATATGTAGCCTACAAGGAAGTTAAGTTACCAGGAAATAATGTAACCCTCACCGAATTGCAGAACTATATCAAACAGAATCCAGCTCGAATGGAATTTACCATTGCGAAAAAGTTGAAGGGCTTCGGTGTTCCGGAAAATTACATATACAAGACGTGTAGTGATAAAGTCATCATCTACATGGAATACATTGACGGTGTAGAATTAAGAAACTGGTGGAAGACCAACCCAACATTAGAACAACAGAAGTCTCTTATAGTTCAAATTATTTACAATCTCTACAGGATTCATAAAAAGTATCCAAAATTTAGACACCACGACCTTCACGGGGGCAACATTTTGATTAAGAAGGTTCCCGAAAAGAAAATCAAAGTTGAGCTAAATAACAAAACGTATACAATTTCGAATGGTGGTATCGAGGCAGTGATGATTGATTTTGGATTTTCACTATTCCCTCATATAAAAAATCCAATGATAAACGACAACTACTTCAAAAATATTGGAATTTCGAGAAACTCCCACAAACTATACGATGTACACCTTTTCTTAAACAGTCTTTACGAAATGACCACGCAATCGAAAAACCCAGAGGTGAGGAATTTTATTAACTCTCTCCTACCACCCATGTATTTGGGTCGCAAAAGCACGGTTGTTAAAAAATTTAGATTGATTGGCACCGACCGTAAAAATGTCGCTCATACCTTTTACCTACCGGGGTTTGAAAAGATTTTGTCGAAACCCTTCTTAACGGGGGAAAGTAGGGCATTACCTATACCAAAGCCGCGAAAATTTGTGCGACCCCAGATTGTTCCGAAAAAGAAAGCCAGTACACCAATCAATAAGGCGGCTGCATATGCGAGGGCGGTAGCTGTTATGAAAAAACGGCGAGAGGTTGGTACTCCCAGGCCAATCCCCCGCAGACGGAGATGATTAAAGTACGATCTTGAATGTGCGCTTAGTGCCCTCATCGACTTCGGAGAGTATCTTAAACTTTGGGGTCTTGGTGAGCTTCACCCCACCCTTAGTGACGAATGATTTCATCCGTTCAACTTCACCACGAGGCATTTTCCTGGTGTACTTGAGCGTGACATTCTTAGTTCCAATAGTAAATTCAGTTGAAGACATTTTAATATTTACCTATAATAAAATATGATTGCTCTCGTAATTCTCGTGATCGTTAATGTAATGATTCTCATGAGAACTGGTCAGGCACCAATAGAAGATGGTGAGAAATGGACTATTTACGGGTCCATGGGTTGTGGCTGGACTCGTAAACAGATTGAATACATGAAGAAGAATGGTAAATCATACACATTTGTCGACTGCGAAGAAGAGGACTGTCCGGGTGTTGAGGGATTTCCAACTATGGTCGACCAAAACGGTGAAAGGGTTGTAGGATTTAAGGAAGTTTAGATGCCGCGAACAACGCTAATAGATAAAGCAAGGATGAAAGCGTCCATCAAGTTCTTGATGGGCTTCAGGATGGAGATGTGCTTCACGAGAGACCTGTTCCACACGAGACGAAGAATGAATGTGCTGATGAGAAGAGTGAGCACAAAGATGAGAAACTCGGTGACTGCGTCAGACTTGTTCTGGGATTTGGATACTTCCTTAATCATTTTATTAAATACGTATATTTTTTTCTAATCGAAGTATATGGTAGCTCCTCCTGTGAATGGATCTGAACCCAAATATACCACGAAAATGTGGGGTTCTACTAGGGGTATAAACAATAATAATTGTTACGCATATGCTGTGGGTGATTACGAAGCATACCGTTGGCAAAAATCCATCCCAGGAGATCGTTCTGGTATGTCAAATGGAAACCATAATTATACCCATTGCACAGGTTTACCCAAACGTGTCATATCTGACAACCCTAAGAAGGTTTACAGGGTGGATGGCGATAAGAAATGTAAAAAGGGATATTACAAAGTCATGATGTTCGTTTCTCCTGGGAGACCAACCAATTACATTCGCCAAGGTGATTTTCATTTTTACAAACAACATAGTGTGGTTGAATATAAAATCAAAGAAGGTGATACAATAAAATCAATCGCAACATTCTTCAAAGTTCCCATGGCACGGATCCGCGCTGCTGGTAAATTCAAAGTGGGTAAGAGGCTTATATTTAGAGCAAATGTCTTCAGTCACAAGCGTGGGTGGGCGACTGGTCCACTTCTGACTGACGCCAAGGGAAAGGTCATAAAAGATCCTCGTAAAGCTTCTAGAAACTACCCAGGTTTAAACTATGAGACGTATTGTAGTTCATTCTGCGTCAAAAATACCGGAATCAAAGTCGGAAAGACTCACCCCAAGGTCAGAAAGAATACTGTCTAAATCCATCAAATTTTCAATCCCGTCAAATGAAAGATCGAATAAATCGATAACATCCATTGTAACATTTTCATTCAATGACACAGAATTAGACCTAACTGTGTGATTGTTTTGCACCGTAACTACAACCTTAAATTGGGAAGCATCAAAAACTTTTCTACAAACTGGGCAAGTATTTTTACCTTTATTTTTCCATTCCTGTAGACAGTGGGAATGAAACATATGTCCACAACGAGTAGGTGGATTATTCCTCGTTGGTTTAACTTCATTGAGACATATGGAACATGTTGACATTCTAGAGTATGGTTTTAAAGTTTTTTTCATAATTTAGCTCAGTATGTTTTGGAGGTGTCGACTAGGGGTTTGTTGCAATCATGGCACCTGGTTGTTCCCTGTTCATTCTGGACTTTCTGGAGAAGTTCGGGTCCAGATTTTTGGAGGAGTTTCCTATAAGAATAATTATCTTCGAACGATATGCCATTGTTTTGCATAACGTAGTTATTGAGAAGCTGGGCTGACGAGTTTATTGTAAAGCACCGACCATCGGCCATGCCAAGTCGTTGAGACATCTTGTATTAAATTACACCTAGAAATTAATTTGTCTATTGGATATTGTTTGTACCCACGATTCAAAACCCTTCGCTCTGAGAACCTTTACAAAGGGTTCACACCTGTAACCTAAAAATATATCGAAAATATCGGTGTCAGTTGTCGGACTTACTCTAATCCTGGAATTTTCGTTAATGTGGCAATTGATTATATTGTAACCAAATGCAATCTCCTTTAGAGTCTCCGCCCCCGTAATTATGATTTTGCCTGTGCTGAATATACTGCACGTAATTTCCTTCATATCGTGGGCTGGTTTAAATTTTACTTTAACTGCGGAATACCGATCTGGTTCAAATGAAACTTTGAAAATATCATTATAGTTTTCGAACCAATCAGCAACCAAGTTCAAATTTATGTTGTAGTTTAAACTAAAGTTAGAATTGATCATCACAACCCTGAATGATTCTACCGGAATTGTATTTGTCATACCCAAAAAAGTCTTAAAGATGTAGGTGAGTTGGGTAATGATACGTTTACAATCAAATAGGTCACAACACCCCGCAACCTGAATACTACCGTTTGGGAATACCTTTACTGATTTTGTGCTATAGGTGTCGTGATATGTGAGTGTAACCTGGTTGTAAAAAGTTGTCGGCTTCAGTTTCCATTCAAAACCATCCATTTTAGAATTATCTCGTCTCATTTTGAATGAACCAATTTCATTGAAGATTTTTCGTAATTTATTAATATCGATTGCCTGAACGAAACTTGAAACCATTGTTATCGTTGTAATTTTTATCCATGATGGACGAATTTCTGCGGGTATTTGATTTCTAAATTCGTTTATAGTTAGGAGGTAAGAAAAACTATTATTAGCAATTTTAGAATACATTTCAAGTTAAACTTATACCGAGTATATCGTGACTTAGGTGTTTAAAGAATACATTCACGTTCTTTATAATGACACGCTTTGTTAACTCTGCCACCCATGTTCATGACGTAGAGTCAGATTTATCATACGCGGAAATACGTTATGATCAGTATATAGAATCGAAAGGTGTATACCAAACCTACACCGACTATATTAGTACTGAACCATGTGGAAACTGGGTGACGTTGGGTGCATTCAAACATTCAATTCCCTACGAAAAATTTTTGGACACTATGGTGACCCAAACGTTTGAGGTATGTCAACGGAAAGCTGAGGTGTACCTCGACAATATCCTTTCCGAGGGACTGGAGATCCGTCATTTTATCAGAATCCTCCATGCAACAAAAATTGTAGACCCAACATTTCAACCACCCCACATTAATAAAAAGAGTGCTTGGCAAGTGGAATTCTTACAAGAATTTTGTAGAAAGTACATCACAGATGCTATTCAGGAGTGCAAGAGTCAATCGCGTCTCGAATACTTCTTTAACGTTTTACACGCAATATCACTAGATATAGAATAATTGTGGCACAAAGTAGATACCCCAAAACTGTTACATTTGACACACTGGTTATTGGGCGTCGGTCGGCGTTCACCACTTCGTTCGAAGCAAATGGCGCCTGACGCTCAATGCAATCACCTGAATCAATGTTACGTCTTGGGTGTATCGTCGAAAAGGTATCATTTATCTTTTTTTCATCTTCACAAAGACCAAACCCGCAATACACACTTTTCTTTTCATCCTCAAATGCGCTTTTACTCTGGCGAGGAGCTTTGTAATCTTCAAAAGGTCCCGTCTGTCTCACAGTACCCGGTAATGAAAAATCATGTGTGACAAATGGATTGACGTGGTCGATTGTCTCTTGTTCGTCGAGCATAATTACTATTACTTTAGATTATATTTCTTGTCCTTCATTTTATATTTATGTTCGTTCCACATTTCATCCAGGTCAACATTTAACATGTGGGCCAGCTGAAAAAGATAACTGAAAACATCACCCATTTCCATCATCACGTCAGTTCCTCTAACCTTTTTCAAATTTGTTTTTTTGAATGTTTTTTTGTGTTGTCGGATTGCGGATGCAAGTTCTCCAAACTCTTCTGTCAAAAGAAGCCAAACTGTATCAATGGCGGCTCTATCCCACCCCTTACTTTTACAGACTTTTTCTGTTTCAACTTTGTAGTAATTTAAACTCATTCTTAATCTAACATGGTGTATATTCTTTAATAGATTCCAATTTTTTCGTTTTTGGGTAGTCTCTTACCCTTCAAACTAACGTTCTTTGGGAGATCGTTGGGTACACTAATAGTATCGATATCATTCGCGTAAGTAATATACTGTGCAACACCGGTTTGAATTTGGGATAATGCGGTATTAATGACACGTTCATTCATGAATTTCACTTGCTTGTTTACCTCTCTGTTATGGTCACCCGAGTTGCTTATGAATACAGCACGCATTATACCGTAAAGGTCATTGGGGTTTTGGTAATCAATCGAAATACCACTTTTGTTCTTAAAGGCCTGACGAATTCCCCGCTGGAGAAGATTTTTGTTAAATTCCGAAAAAAAGAGAGTATTCAGAGGAGTCTCACACTGCTTGATTGAGTTGAGGTGTAAATTGTCACACATTTAATATAGTCTCCGAAAATAATTTGTCTGTAGATATTAAATGTTAAACTACGCTGACTTCAACCAGGTGTATGATTCTAAACCCCAAAACACTGAAAAAATTCCACTCGATCCACCAGACTGCTTTGTTGGGTCGTATGCACCAGTAGCGAAACCTGGTGAAAGTGGTCCATTCTATGTAAATTCCTACCTTCTCCAACCTAACCGTCGCATGGAAGTTGCGGGGTCAGTTTCCGTGAGAAGTAAAGATCTTGAATGTGGGAAGTAAGTTAAAAATAAAAATTGATTGAAAAGTATATGAGGGTCACTAAACGCTCAGGTCGTATTGAGGATATGAAATTTGACAACGTCACCAATAGGATCAAGAACTTAACACAGGGACTTTCCGAAAATTGCGATTCCACCAAAGTAGCGCAGCAGGTATTTTCATCTCTATATGATGGAATAACTACACAGGAAATTGACATACTCTCAGCTGAAATTTGTATCGGTATGATCACCTCTGATCCAGATTACGAAACACTCGCCACCCGCCTCGTTGCAAGCAACATCCACAAGGTTTGCCCCAACAATTTTCACCTCGCCATGAGAAAACTTCAAAAATGTAAAATAATCACAGACGAAGTCGTAGAGGTTGCCCAACAGGTGAAAGAGTACATCAAAACGGATCGAGACTTCGACTTTGGTTATTTTGGTATTAAGACCCTAGAGAAGAGTTACCTTCAAAGGGTTGGGGGTAAAATTGTAGAGACACCTCAATACATGTTTATGAGGGTCTCTATTGGTATTCATGGTAAAGATATTCCATCAGTTTTAGACACCTACGATAAGATGTCCCAAGGCTACTTCATACACGCAACACCCACCCTTTTCAATGCGGGAACACCCCGTCCCCAAATGTCTTCGTGCTTCCTAATCGCCAATAAGGAGGATTCCATTAATGGTATTTATGGGACCCTCACCGAGTGTGCCCAAATATCCAAGTGGGCTGGGGGCATCGGGATGCACATTCACGATATTAGGGCCAATAAATCCCGAATTAGAGGAACGAATGGTCAGTCTGATGGTATCATTCCAATGCTTAGGGTCTTCAATGCCACTGCACGCTACGTAAATCAAGCTGGTCGGCGCAAGGGATCGATCGCCGTCTACCTGGAGCCCTGGCACGCTGATATCATGGACTTTTTGGAGATTCGTCTAAACCAGGGTGACGACGAAGCGAGGTGCCGAGACCTGTTCTCAGCCCTTTGGATTCCAGATCTCTTCATGAAGAGAGTTGAGGAAGGTGGAAAGTGGTCCCTCTTCTGCCCCGACACAGCTAAGGGTCTTTCCGATGTTTATGGCGATGAATTTGAGGCCCTATACACCAGGTATGAGGAAGAGGGTCTCGCCACATCGACGGTCCCGGCATCCGATATTTGGAAGGCCATTCTAAAGTCACAGACTGAGACTGGAACACCCTACATGCTCTACAAAGATGCCTGCAATATGAAGAGCAACCAGAAGAACTTGGGGGTCATCAAGAGTTCCAATCTCTGTACCGAAATTATAGAGTACACCGACAAGGACGAGACGTCTGTTTGTAATCTGGCTTCTATCGCCCTCCCCAAATATGTCAACACGGAGACGAAGACCTTCGACTTCGCGAAACTCCATGAAGTGACAAAGACCGTCACAAAGAACCTTAACAGGGTGATCGATCGCAATTTCTACCCCGTGGAGACTGCTAGGAATTCCAACTTGAAGCACCGCCCAATCGGTATGGGTGTACAGGGCCTCGCCGATGTATTCATTCTATGTGGTCTATCATTTGATTGCGAAGAATCACGTCTCCTTAACTCTCATATCTTCGAAACTATGTATCATGCCGCCCTAGAGGCGAGTTCAGAGTTAGCTGAGATTGATGGGTCCTACGAAACCTTCCAAGGATCCCCGGCATCACAGGGAATCCTCCAACCCGAGATGTGGGAAGGTGAAACCAAATTTAGTGGACTCTATGACTGGGAGGCTATGCGTGAACGTATAAAGACCAAGGGATTGAGGAATAGTCTCCTAATGGCACCCATGCCAACAGCTTCCACGGCACAGATTTTGGGAAATAACGAATGCTTCGAACCCTACACCACAAACATTTACCTGAGGCGTACCCTAGCTGGAGAGTTCGTCGTGGTCAACAAACACCTGGTGAATGATCTCAAAAAAATTGGACTTTGGTCAAAAGAAATGAAAGATATCATGGTCAAGGCGGGTGGGTCAATTCAAAACATCGTTGATATTCCCGATAACATCAAGAAACTCTACAAGACTGTGTGGGAAATTAGTCAAAAGTGTATCATCGATATGGCGGCTGACCGTGGTCGTTTCATCGATCAATCACAATCTATGAACCTCTTCATGGAAAGTCCAACAATGTCTAAACTCTCTTCGATGCACATGTATGCATGGAAATCTGGTCTCAAGACTGGAATGTACTACCTGAGATCCAAGGCTAAAGCTCGACCAATCCAATTTAGTTTAGAACCCGAATGTATCGCGTGTTCGGCTTAAAGTTTTGGTTTTAATATATTGTAAACATGGACCGAGCTATTGATAATTTACAGATTAATACCTACAATAACCGAAAAATAGTTATCACTACTAAAGAAGGAACACCGATGAGAATTCAACTTCCCCGTATGTATATGCCATTTGGTGTATCTGGATTTGTTCCAGAGGTGGGTCATGTTAAATATAACATCGATTTCGCTGTAAAGGGTTACGACGAAGACGATAGTTATATGAAAAAATTTTATGAAAGTCTCCGTGCCGTTGAAGGTAAAATCATTCAAGCCGTATCGGAACAAAGTGACACAATCTTCGGAAAACCTATGACTGTCGAAGAACTTATGCCAATGTTCAACTCAAACTTAAAAATGTCCCCAGATCGCGAACCAAAGTTTCGGGTTAAGGTTGATACAGATATCGAGGGTAATATTAAACCCCAGGTATTCGACTCTATGAAAAACCCCATAGCGAAGGAGCCAATCAAAAACGGTCTATATGCAAGAAATTCAGGTCAGGCTATTGCTGAACTCAATAGCGTGTATTTCTTGAACAAGAAGTTTGGGTGCACGTGGAAAACCCACCAACTCATCGTTCACGAGCCACAAAATTTAAAGGGATTTCAATTTATTATTTAATACGAACAACAACAGTTCGCGGTTTATTACTATTCAAAAGCAAAATACTATATACTTTCTGAGCCTCCTTAAGGAGTTTACCCTGGACCCGGGTAAACCCCTTTGGATCTAATCCTAGTTTGATCTTAGCAATCTTCACTGAGTCTTCCCACTTGGAGAGAGTCATTCTTACTTTACATCTACATTTTCTTGATGAGCTTCTTGTAAGCCACAGTACCCTCCTTGGGCTGGAGCTTGAAACCCTTCTTCGCTGGCTTGAAGACCTTAACCATCGCCTTCTTACCCTCATCCTTCATGCGCTTGAGCGCAGCCTCACTCGCCGCCTTAGAGACGATGCGGCCATCCTTCATCTTGAGATCCTTCTTTTCAAGACCACCAGCGGTCATGTCAGCATTGCCATGGAAAACTTCGGCTCGGGAACCAATCATCTTTATATTACGCCCTGAAAATTTTCTTGATGTCCAAGATTGAAATCTGGTGGTTTACCCGCTTCACCGGAATCTGGGTTTTAACCCTCTCATCGTTGAGAACCTCCGAACACACGATAGACTTATGGCCCTGGAGGGCCATCATCTCCTCTTCGACACTCAAAAATGTCTCAGTCTCCCTGTAAATCATCTTCTTCACGTAGACCGGTCGGGTCTGACCCGTTCGATGAGAGCGACCGATTGCCTGAAGCTCAGTCGCAGGGTTCCAAGCTGGGGCCATGATGTAGACTCTGGTGGCCTCTTGAATGTTGAGACCTTGACCACCAGACTTAATCTGGATGATGAAGACCGACCCAGGTGGTGCCCGCTTGAAATTGGTCAATTGGGTGCACCGGTCCTCCTTGGAGACGGATCCATCTATCCTGAATGTAGGGCATTCCAATTGACTTTGGATGTAGTTCATTTCACCCACAAACTGACAGAAAATGAGAGTCTTCTCTTGGGGGTGCCCCCCAATCATCTCGAAGAGGGTCTCCATCTTATGGGAACGTCCAACCCATTGCTCAGGTTTAGTCTCATTTTTCTTCGCAATCCCATCCAGGTACATCTGGGGCCAGATCATGCACTGCCTCGCTCGGAGAAGGCACTCCAAAATGACCATGTTCTTGTAGTTGAGACTGGTTGCCGCCTTGAAGGTGTCCTTGATCGTATCCTGAGCCTCCTTGAAGACAAACTCATACATGTCCCTCTCATCTGGGTACATATCCAGCTCCACATTCTCAAAGTAGCATGGAGGCAGACGAAGACGCTCATTGATCTTAGCCAGATCATCCTTCGTGCGACGGAGAATGTAGATGTCCTTAATCTTCTTGGTCATCCCCTGCACGAGGGACTTATCGATACCAAGGAACCGGCAGAGGGTCACAAAGTCATCCATCGAGTTGAAGACTGGGGTACCAGTGACGATCCACCTGATACCAGCTTGAATACGACAGACACTCTTGGAGATCTTCGAAGACTTGTTCCGAATCTCGTGGGCCTCATCCAACACCACCCGATCCCACTGAACCCCGTGGAGGGGGGTCACCGCCTCAGCCTTCCCACCCTTCACACTCAATAAAGAATAGGGTGCGATCGTAACATCGTGGTCCCCAAGCTTTCGACCAGGTCCATCGAAAACACCAACCGTTAGGGTCGGTGCAAACTTCGTAATCTCCTCAACCCACTGGGTGATGATAGACTTGGGTACGATGAGGAGTGTGCGTTCCTGGCGGTTACCCAACATCGTCGCGATCAACTGGATCGTCTTTCCGAGGCCCATCTCATCGCAGAGAAATCCCCCCTTAGGTCCAGACTGTTGTTGTTCCATTGTAAGCATCCAGAGAACACCTTCTCGTTGGTAGGGGGCGAAGAGCCGACCATTTAGGGTGTTCTTAGCATGCGTGTATTGTTCTTCAATCGTCATTTTAACTTATTTTTTAATACATTATCGACTACTTAGGTGTCAATCTTCGATATAATCATCTTCTTCGGGAAGAACTTCAATTTCACATACAATTGGTTCGGGTTCCTTCTTTTTACGAGTCTTCTTCTCTTTTGGCTTAGGCAACTCATCTAGGTGTTCCCTAAAGTACAGGACTTTGTCCCAGAACTCTTTCATGATTGGGAAATTGGTTTTCCACCACTCTGGGTCCCTCTTCACATTGACGACGTCAAACTCCTCCGGTTTTGGCCAATTGGTCTCGGCTGGTTTGTATTGAATAAAGTCAGCTTCCTCTAAATCGAGAATCTCCATACAGAGTTGTAATTGGGGCATATAGTGGATGGGTACTTCTCCAGGTATAATCTGTCGAAGTGGTGGACACTTAATCTCGACGAGTTTCCCCGACTCTGTTACACCATCGGGACTTCCACCGAGCCAGTCATGTACGGGATGGGGACAGAGACCAAGTTCATGGACGACCTCTCCATGCCTCTCTTCATAGAGGATCCGTGCCTCATCTTCGTAAAGCTCACCATGCCTGGTGGCTGCGTTCCCAGTGAACTTCTCACCCAAGCCACACTTCTTCAGTAAAAGTGTTTCAGGTGTTTCATATTTATTCACACCAATAGCAGTCGCAGCATCCGAGGCTGTTAACATCTTACCACGGAGAGCAAGCCATTCTTCAGATTTCTGTGCCGCATACTCTCGTTCTAGCGCAGCTTTAACATTGGGATGCATATTACAAGTTTATGGGCTATTACTTTTAAGTTCCTCTTGATTTATAAGCTCGTCTTTCACTTGAAAGAACATACGAGCTCCGTTTTGTTCTGCTTGTTTTTTATTTTTCGCAATACCCCTACTTACGCATGCATTTTGAATAAAGATGTCTACGTAGAAAAGACCCTCATATTGACCAACCACCCGATATTCTGGGAGATCCATATTATTCACTTGACAGTATTTCATTAGATGATCCTTATAGTTGTCATCAATCATGATAATATTCAAATCAACAATTTCGGGGTTTGTAAAAATTCTCAATACAAACTCTTTAGCGTGAATAAGACCGATATCCATATAAATTGCACCAATGAGAGCCTCAAATGCATCTTCGAGAATATTTGAATTGTTATTCCACCCATTCCGCATCCCCTTCTCATCCATGATGATATAATTTTGAAGTCCCAAATAACTTGCAATTTTTGCAAGTGTTTCACCACGAACAAGCTTTGTACGAGCTTTCGTGAGGAAACCTTCTTGACGACTTTCATATCGATCGAAAAGAAACTTAGTAATAACGAAACCTAGGACAGAGTCACCTATAAACTCTAGGGTCTCGAATGATTCAGTAAATTGTTTATACTCTTTGAGAGCAGATTTATGGGTAAAAGCCTTTTGGTACAAATCAAGGTTTTTGATCTTTGTACCAACAAGTTGTTCAATTTGAGTCTTCTCAACAAACATTCTTATTATTGTTATTGATTATTTTTTTAAGCCTTTTTTACGTAATGGGGGGAGAGAAACTTCTGGAGGTTAAGGTAAGTAACCTGTGTATCAGCGGGGGGTGCGAGGAGATCCTTTAGGGTATCGTCAAGGATAATCTGACGACCGTTCTCGGGGTGCTTGAGGCCCTTCTCAGTGATGTACTTGTTGATGAACTTGGTTACCTCAGAGCGAGAGATAAGTTCACCTTCAGAAAGACTGAGGAATGCACGCAACTTAGGTGTGATTTCCTGTTTTCGGTTGAAGCCGTTGTTCTCAGAACGCTTCTTAGCCTTCTCACCATCTGGATCCTCTTGGGTGTTCTTGACCTTGCGGACAAGCTTAGTGAGAGTCTTGACGTCGTTGCGGAGAGCGGCGATTTCAGATTGAATGGTTTCGAGAGACATTATATCTATCATAAGGATGTCGTCTTTAAGTCTATTCATGTAAGAAATATTTTATACTATTATAATAATGGACAGCACAATTTATCCACAGGGTGTCATTGATAAATTTTTAAATGAAAACATGTTGTTCAACGATGTCAAGTTGAAAAAATACTATGACAGAAATGAACCGAGAGATTTGAAAAAATTTAGGGATCGTCTTCACAGTAAATATTCAACGAAGACTTTCGAAAAAATGGTATATGTTATCGTAACCGACTCGATACGTGATATTATACTTGACACAGTGGGTGAAGTCAATGAAGTCATGAAAACTATGGGAGATTTGATTATTAGTGGTGGGGAAGCCTATAACATGTATGTTCCATTCAAAGATAGAATCATTACAACAGATATAGATGTAAAATTTGTTCCACGGATGAAAAAAGATTCTAAATATTTTGGAAAACTTCAGGCAGTTAAGTTAATATTGTGGGACAAGCTTGGACAAATTGCACAAAAATTGAACTTTCGATTAAAAAAACGAATCATTGAAGTAAATAAACTAAACCCCAAAATTTTTAAATTTTTGGGTTTGGGATTCAAACAAAATGGACCCTATGTCACACGACGGTATACGCTCATCAAGAAAAAGAAGCTTGGCACCCAAAATACACCAAGTAAAGGTGACATCTTCATAGATGTTGAACTATTTGCATTGGACATGAATGTGCGGGTGTTCTCACCAAAAATGGGACGTATTCAAGATTTGAATGTTGGTGGAATATTAGACATTCCATTTATGCGCCCAGAAGAATTTGGGTACGACGTCTCTTTTAGTAAACAGAAGGGAGTTACATACAGACACGTCATCACGAATAAACTTATTAGAAACAATACTATTTTTATCGCGGGACGTGACTTTTTAATTGAAGACATCTATCTTATGCATAAACTGAAACTTCGCCCCGAAAAGAAGGAAAAAGATCGTCAACGATTGATTCGATTATCTAAAATGGTGACCACAACAGTGTCAACAAATGATACAATTGACACCATCTTCACAAAAGTGAAACGCAAGATCGTTACAGCAACCAAGCGGCGATATGTGTTTAAAAATGTGCCAATGTCCAAAGCTTCCCGGATAGATCCCTACAAATACAAACAATTTACCACCCCTCCACAAAAGGAACGTTTATCGAAACAACTTGTCCACGGGTTAAAACCCATCTTAAAGGGAACAAAGGTCGAGGGATTTTCAAATACGTCAGGCGACCAGCGCTTCAACCTGAATACCCTAAAATGGAAGCAGAACTCTAGTCACAACTATGTGAAAAATGAATATTCCCTCAGAACAAACGAAGCTAAGAATTTACCAAATAATATAAATGTTAATCGAACGTTATATGGTTACAAGGGTTCTAGAAATAAATGGGTTCCAAAGCCAATACTCAGGGGAGCAGCGGCTATCCCGTTTATTGGGTTAAAGAAATAATACACATTATACACATAACATGTTATACAATCCCCCAGTAAAGGGTGAAGATGGTCTCTACTTTGTCAAAGCGTTGACTGATGAAAAGCGGAAGTGTCTCGTGCAAGTCGATGGTGTTAAGGTTGTTGATGTATCAGGAGAGTTCGTTTTCGACCTCTCCTCTAACGATAATATGAACAAGATCCAAGAAGTTGACACAGGCAACCTCGTGGCAGCTGTTGAGAACTGTGAGACGTGGTTCAAACGAAAATTATCAGACAATGTAATTACGGCGGCATACACATCCAGCCACGTCAGTCAGGAAATCACAGGCGACCCACTTGATGTGACCAGGGTGTATAATTCAAAGCAAGAAGTTATCGATACCGAATCGGTACAGCCAGGAAAGGTGTGTGATGTCATTCTCGAATTCGCCGGACTTTGGTTCGCCAAGAAAAATTTTGGTCCATCTTGGAATGTTGTCCAGGTTAGGGTTCATGATGACCCGATTTTGGATACTTATCCAGATGGGTTTGCATTTATTACCCCAGAGGATCAATAAAAAAAAATTTGTTTATGATATATAAAAGACGATGAAGACTAATGGTCGTGTTCAACAACTTGTGATGATCCTCGCTGTAGTGGTTGTGGTATACCTCCTATTTAACTGCATGGACAAATCCGAATACTCTGTCAAGGAATATACCGCCTTCCCATCCGCTGGACCATCCGCGGCCCCAGGTGAGGCGACGTGTGGTATGAAAGAGGGGACCGGGCTCGCGTCGTCGCTTCTCCCCCGCGAAGTCGCTTCCGAGGAAGACTTCGGACAGTTTGCCCCAGAAGACATCCTCAAGGGCCAAAACTTCCTTGAACCCCGTAAGCAGATTGGGTTCCCCGAGACTGTGGGTGGTGCTCTCCGCAACGCGAACCAACAGGTCCGTGCCGATCCACCAAACTCCAAGGAGCCATTCGTTTGGAACAACTCCACCATTGTTCCAGACACCATGCAGCGTGGTTTGTGCGCTTAAAGATTAGAATATAAGAAACAATAGAATGACTACTGTTACAAACGAACTATCTGAGAACGTTTCTAAGCTTGTAGATCTTACCAAACAACTTTCTGAAGCGAAAGCTGATATCAAAATTCTTAACCAGGAAGAAAAACGTCTCAAGGAGATTGTTAAAAAGAATATGGTTGGTCAGGGTATTGATACCATTAACCTCAGGAAGGGGAAAATTAGTCTTCGGAAATCCGTGAGAAAGTCTGGTATTAACAAGGAAGCAGTGAAGGATGGACTATTGAAGTTTTTTGCAGGAGACGAGGCAAAGGTCGAAGGAGCCCTAAATGCCATTCAGGATGGACTTAAAGTGAAAGAATCTACCTCTCTTTCGTTAACTGGTATAAAGGAAAAACCCGAACAAGAAGATAAGTAACTACAATGGTTTGGAGCCAATACGTTTATGAAGCTACCACTGGCCTAGACACCTACGCCAGTGATGACGATGAAATTAATGACAACACTCCTCTGAATATTCATGACTGGGAAGTCGAATATTCAGATGAACTCACCATGTTATGGAACCTGACAAGAACTCTTCTCGAAGATGCCACACTCACCCATTCGGGAGACTATTGGGACTTTGTTGATTTTTGTTTCCAAGAACATAACAATTCCATGACACGTGTGACTTGGGAATACCAGGAGCAAACCCAATATTACGAAGAACGCTTGTCTCACACATGGAATAACATCAGGCGATGTGTAATTGACAACGGTCTCTACGAAGAAATCCTACGGGGCACATCCTTTTATGACTTTGTGGGGTTTGCGAAAAATATTATTCGTATATATTAAATGATTCCAGACATTACGTCAAAGAAAGTTGCCATACCAGCCGGTCTATTCCTCGCTCTCAGCCCAGGTTTTTTATTAACCACAAACGGAAAAAAATTAAACTTCATGAACGGGAAAACAAATCAAATGGCGGTTTTGTTCCACGCGCTCGTATTCTTCCTCGTTTACAGTCTCATCGCAAAGGCTATGGGTATTGTTCTCACAAAGACCGATCTCATCGTGACTACAACTCTCTTCATTGCTCTCAGCCCAGGTCTCCTTCTTACACTCCCACCAGGATCTGGTGGCGTTCTCCGCTCGGGACAAACCAGTATCCCAGCAACTCTCACCCACGCCGTAGTGTTCGCGGTGGTTTTCGCGCTTTTACGTCGTCAATTTCCTCAATTCTACTAAGAAGAAGGATGAAATACCTTATATTAGGACCCGCGGCGATGGGTATATTTACTTTAATTGGGGCTTTAAAGGTATTGGAAAATGATTTAGTTGATGTTGAAGAAATTTCGGGATCATCTGCGGGTGCTATTATAACATTATTTTTAGCTACGGGGATGACTGTAGATGAGATTGTTACAACCTCACTATCAATAGATATCCAACAACTTATGAAAATTAGAATTAGGTCATTTTATAATAAATTTGGATTTGTGGATGTAGATCCAATACGGAAAAAACTGGTGGATGTGTGTGGTTTCGACCCAACATTCAAAGAAATTGATATGAAAATATATATTTCAGCATTTTGTTTGAATACATCTCAAACTGTATATTTTTCAAAGGATACACACCCGGATATGAAAGTAATAGATGCAGTGTGTATGAGTATGGCAGTTCCTTTTATATTTGCTTGTGGAAAATACAATGGATATACATACGTTGATGGAGGTACTATGGAACAGTATCCGCTAACACCATTTATAGATAAAAAGTCACATGAAATTACATGTATAAAAATAAAATCAAATAATATTTTTCAGGAGAATATAGATAATCCAAAGCAATTTGTCGAATCGTTGATTCTTTCAACACTATCAAATAGGTATACATATGATAAACCAATCAAAATCATAGAAGTAAACGTAGAGAATACAAATGTATTCGACTTTAACATGTCATACGAAGAAAAGGTGAAACTATATAATATGGGATTTTTAAATTAAATACTTTTTTTGTTAGTATAATACATATGATAGACGCGTGTGATCCAGACGCGGATATAGATATTCTCCGGAAGCTTATAAAGCTTAACACAGGGGACAACCTTACACTAACAAGGAAAGAAATATGTCAAGTATATGACGATATACATGACGACAAATTACCCCTCCCACCATTGATAATGAATTCAAGTCGAACCTATTTAATCGACAAAAAATCACCACTCAAAGTGCGTGATTATGAAATTCTTTTCGACTCTTCATCAAAACGAGCTGATCTCAGAAGAATTGCATCTAAAATAGGTCTCAAACGTTTAGAGCCTTTGACGAAAATTCAAATTATTGATGCGATTGGACGACGTCTCAGATACATGAATATCCGCGAACCTGTTAAGTTCGGACGGAAAAGGGGTGTCGTAGTAAAAAAAGAGGAATTTGTAAATAATTTCAACGTAGCAGCAAACAACGTAGCAGCAAACAACGCAGCAACGAACAACGTAGCAGCAAACAACGTAGCAGCAAACAACGCAGCAACGAACAACGCAGCAACGAACAATGCAGCAACGAACAATGGGTTCAATAACAATGGTTTCAAGAACAATGGGTTCAAGAACAATGGGTTCAAGAACAATGGGTTCAAGAACAACAATTCTGCTTTCAATAATACAGAAATCAGAAATAACTTTAACAAACCAAACGGACGTAATAAAACGGAGTTCCCTAAAAACGGGTTATTTAGGAGAGATGAAAAACCCAAATTTTTGGGTGGAAATCGTTCCGCAGCTCCAAAATCTAAACCACTATTTACGGGTTTATTTGGGGGTAAAAATAATAAAAACTTCATCAAGTCAGATAAGTTTAATGGTGCCAAAAATGGATACGTGTTCAAAACTAGTAATAAAGGAACGGGTTATTACATAAACACGTATCGCCCCGTTCAAGGACCCGAACGTAATAATGTCGTAACTAATCGAATTGGAGAGGGTGGGGGTAATCCTTTTAACAATGTTAATAATCAAAAAGAAAAGATCAAAAATCTTGAACAAAAGTTGCTCAACAAAAATAAAGAAAATAAGGAAAAAATTAATGCGCTAAAAAAAAACGCCAATTTGAGAATTTCAGAAATTAGAGAAAAATCAAACCAAAATAAGCAGGAAGCTGAGCAAAGACTTCAAAATGCAATGAAAAATCTTAATCAACAAGTTGCTAATGCAAAGAAAGAAGGTGGTGAAGCGGCACAACAAGAAGTCAATAATGCGAGAGCTTTGGTTAACAAAATAAAACAAAACATGAACGATATAAAAAATCAAACCCAGAAGAATATAGAAAATATAAGGGAAGCATCGGATAAAAAGACTGAGAACTTACAAAAGGAGTTAGATTCCAAAAATGCTAACATTGAAAAACAGATTGGAGAGATGGAGGTAGCTAAATTAAAATTAGAAGAAGCCGAACAGAAGCGTTTACAAAACATGGAAAATGCGGGAAAAAAACTGTCCGAAGCCGAACAAAAACGTTTAAATAATCTTGACGCCAAAAATATAAATACCCAAATAAAATTAAACCAAGCCGAACAAAGGCGTTTACAGAACATGGAAAACGCGGGTAAAAAAATGTCCGAAGCCGAACAAAGGCGTCTAAACAATCTGAATGCTAAAAATATGAAACTTAATCAGTTGGAAAAACAACGTTTAAAAAATAAAGAAAATATGGAAGCAAATGCTGCAGCTAAAATATTAACTGCCACCGCGGTTTCGGAGGTAAAACTAAAAAATCTACAAAAGCAATTAAACGCGGCAAATTCTAAAGTTAATGAAGCCAGGCGTGAAATGAAAAATGCAACCAATAAGGAAAAACGGGTGTTACAGAATCAAATTAATAACCTACAAAAACAAATTGGACAAAAAGAAAATAATTTAAACAAAGAACGAAACAATATACAGCGAAAAAGAGAAGAACTTAATCGTAATCGTAAACGCCAAGAAGAAAATAGACGACGTCAACAACAAAAACTCAATGATAATCGGAGACGACAAGAAAACGATTTGAAAAAACAGAGAAATAAACAAGAGGAAGAGGTGATCCGTAAAGCTAGGGAAGAGGAGATTCAAAGGAAACAAAGTGAAGAGATCCGAAGAAAACAGTTAGAAGAAATTAGACGGAAGAAGGAGGAAGAGAACCAGAGGAAGAAGAAGGAGGAAGAGAACCGGAGGAAGAAGGAGGAAGAGAACCAGAGGAAGAAGAAGGAGGAAGAGAACCGGAGGAAGAAGAAGGAGGAAGAGAACCGGAGGAAGAAGAAGGAGGAAGAGAACCAGAAAAGAAAACGAAATGAAGAAGCTGCAGCCGCATCTAAAAAGCTTGTAAATGATGCTTTGAAAAAAGTAAAGTTAAATGCTGAAAAGAATCGCCTAAAGAAGTTGGTGAAAAATTCAAAATTAAATACAAATCCATTTTGGGGTATTGAAATAAACGCCTTAACAAATGTAAATAAGGGTAAAAATATCGAAAAAAAGATTAGGAATAGATCAGAAGTTGTAGCTGACCAAACAATCAATAATAGAAAAAAGGTAGTCACGAATAAAGCTAAACAAATTGTCGCCGGACCATTTGGTCGAATTGGTTTGTGGAACCGAGAGATAAAAAGTGCCACAACTACAGAAAGATTGAACGTTATTAATTCAGAACTAAATAAAAGGCGACAATTCATCAATAAGGTTGAACGCAATACGCGTGAATATGGGGAATTTCCGAGTGCTGGTCGAACACCTGTAAAGCAAACACTAAAGAATCATGCAAGGCAGTATAAACGAACTCTCACTAATTTAGAAAATCGTTTTGCCGCGATACCACGCCAAAAAGTATTGTCAAATAAAATGAAAATGGGGCGTTTGACTGCTTTTACCGAACAATATTACAACATAAATAGTATTAATAAATTGAACAAGCTCGAGCGTGTTATTAATGATCTCATCTCCAAACAACCCAAAAAAGTTCCAATGCAAAACTTTAAAACCTATGATAATCCATTAGTAAAAAATAATAAAATCCCCAAAGATATGACTAAAATTAATAATCCAGTTTTTAATTCGAAAACTTTACCACCCGCTCCACCCAAACGTTCTTTCAAAAATGTGGGTCGACAAACAGTAACAAATGTGAAAATGCAGGGTATTCGTAACGCCACCAATATTGCTAGAAAACAAAAGGCTATACGGGAAGCCCAAGGTCCGGAGAGAATCAAGTTGGCTCGTGAACTAGCAGCTGAACAAACAAGGCAGGGTGGGTCTAACAAGACTAAACGAGCTGCAGGTGTTATCCAGGTCCCACTGACCAGCGCCAATAGACTTAGTGCTATTTCGTTTGTGAATAAGTTACGTTCTAAATTACCACCAGGACGTAATGCAGTTTACAAGGGACAAATTAAGCGTGCAGAAACTAAAGCAGCTCTAAATGCTATTAAAAAAGGGGCCGAGATTGAAAGTAGGAAACCTAAGTAATGTTACGAAAAATAAAAGTAAACGAACACAATGGACTATGACGAGTGCACCGTTATGACTGAAATGCCCCTCGGTGATGAAGTTGTGGATTTTATTGAGAAGGGTCTCCACCGAGACATGACCGACAAGGATGTGACTGAATGGTGTGATGACAATTTGGAGGAGGTTGCTAAAATATATGAGAAGTACAGAGGTACCTACTTGTCATATAGAGATGCAGAGATGACTTTGTTTTTTACCCAAAATGTGTATTGGAGAGATGATTATGCGGATATGATTAGAACTTTTGTAGCATGTAATTAATCAACTTCTTCAATTGTTGGACCACCGGGTGGCGACGGTTTCTCTGCCTCAGCCCCGGCCCCAGCGTTCATGAAAGGTGCGAGCACCTGTGTGAACTCTTGTTTCTTGTGTTCAAGTTCCGAGATCGATACCAATTACTTGAGACATAATATACTGGTATAGAGTTTCTTTTCTCTAATTAATTTAAAGAGGTAATTCTTTATTTAAAGAATGGAATGTTGTCAGGTATGTTGTGAAAAATTAAACAAGGTAAATCACAAAAAAGTCAAGTGTCCATTTTGTGATTTAACAAGTTGTCGGGTATGCTCACAAAGGTACATACTTTCTTCTTTCGAAGATCCTCACTGTATGGGTTGTAAAACGAGATGGGATCGCGAATTTGTAGATTCGTTTTGCACAGTGAAATTTCGTAATAAAGATCTAAAAATTCATCGCGAAAATGTATTACTTGAAAGGGAAAGAGCTCTGATGCCATCAACACAACCAGAAGTTGAAAGACTCTTGGCTATACAGAGATTATCTCGGTTAGCTAGGGCTCAAAGAGAACGACTTTATCAATTACATGCTGTGGGTGAAAATGTTCCAGAACTTGGAATACTCTATAACGAAATGGAGAGAACGTATCGAGAAATGTCGAGACTGAGAAACGATGGCGACTCTATAGATACTCCCACTACATTTACGAGACAATGTCCAAAAGAAAGTTGTAAAGGGTTTTTAAATATACATTGGTATTGTGGTTTGTGTGATCAATATTTTTGTAAAGATTGTAACGAACCTGTTACCGATGACCACGAATGTGATCCGGATGTTGTTGAGACGATGAAACTTTTAAACCGAGATAGTAAATCGTGTCCAAAGTGTGGAATGGTAATTCATAAATTGAGTGGGTGTTCTCAAATGTGGTGTATAAGTTGTCACACAGCTTTTGATTGGCGAACAGGTGAAATTGTTTCTGGACGTGTACACAATCCTCACTATATCGAATTTAAACGAAAAGATATTATGTCGAGAGAACACGGTGATATTCCATGTGGTGGCATTCCATCCACCCGGGAACTCCGACAAGTTGGGGCTCCGTATAAATTGATTCAGTGTCTAATTGTCATACAAAATATGGAAAATGAAAACATATTCATGGTAGATTTACCACCAATAGATAATACACGTGCTCGCATATCCTACATGATGAATTATATAGATGATTTACTTTTTAAAGATTTTTTACAGAGACAAGAAAAACATAGGGAAAAAATTAGAGAAGTGTCAAATATATATGAAGTTATAATTCATTCTTGTGGAGATCTTTTGAGGCAATATGTATTGGATCAATCTAGATACACGGAAATTTTAGATCATATAGAACAAATATTTGATTACGGAAATGAAATTTTTACCAGGATACGAAAAAGATATGTCAGTGTGTCACCAAAAAATATTGAAATATAGTAAGATGTTAATACTGGTGGTTCTCATTATATTGACTATATATATTCTACCCACATACCGTGAACCAGAAGTTTTCCGCAATTTTATAACTTCAGGTGAGAGAGCGCATGTTATAGAAGAAGCGAAAAAAAACCTAACACCATCGACGGTATCCACGGAACACAAACTCGATGAAAGTGTTCGAAAAAGTGAGACAGCGTGGTTGAGTTTCGATGACCCGATCATTAGGGGGATAGCTGAGAAATGCATACGTTACACTGATAGACCATTGATTAACTGTGAAAAACTTCAAGTTCTCCGCTACGAAGAGGGTGGTCACTACATTCCCCACCAAGATATATTGAGAAACGCTAAAAATCAAAGAATGTATACATTCATTCTAGCTTTGAATGATGACTATGAAGGTGGTGAAACAGTATTTCCAAACTTACGAAAGTCCTACAAGTTACGCGCGGGGGATGCCCTCTTCTTCGATACGTTGGACAACTATGAATATGATACATCCAGGGCTTTACATGGTGGGAAACCTGTAAAGTCTGGTGAAAAATGGATTTGTAATTTATGGGTTCGGAAGCACCCTATACCTCATGCTTGACCTTCTCCCGGTTCGCCATGTGGAGGGCCTCGACGTCCGCCTTGTTTTGTCCTACGTAGGGGACGGCGTAGCCTTCCTCACACATCCACTTATTGACATTGGTCCACTGTCCATCCTCGGACACCCAAATTTCCGCGAGAACGCGGCCAAACTTCCCCCTAGAATCCGCCTCTGGGCATCTGAGTTCGATCTCTATGTCGTCCTTCTCAGATGCGACAGCCTTTAGGCACCATTCCTTCAACTTCTTCTTGGAGAGGAGACCAAACTTCTTCTCTTCGAGGTCACGGGTCCTGGACTCTGGGGTATCGATACCTAGTAGGCGGACACGCTGCTTGGTACATACATCAAAGCCCAGGTCTATATTGACATCGATGGTGTCACCATCGACGACCTTCTCTAGGGAAGAGACGCGGTACTTGAAGGTACAGGGTTCGACGTTGTAGGACATTTTATTACAAGCTTAGAAAATATATAGTATAGGTCAATATGAAATGCTTAGCCACCTTTTCTGAAAACCAGAGTCTCCACAAGATGAAGTTGAGGAAGATTCAGGTTAGAACCCTAAATGGGCTATACCACCGACCACGGCTTATTCGTCCAGAGGACGCGCCACCGGATAATCCGAGACTTCGTCTACGGTTCAAGGAAGCCATAGAAGAAGCACAGGAGATTTGTGAGTTGGATGTGCATTCCGAAGAATGTCACCTCGCTTGGTACGAGGTTGATGAGTTGGAGGATTCACTTATGCGTCGATGATAACCATCGGTGGTTCATCTTCGTAGCCATAGTAGTGGATGGAGATTCCATACAAGTTCATCATGCGGGGATACAACTCCTGATTGATGAACATTTTCCAGTGAGGCAGTGTCGTCAAAAAATATTCACACCTATCTTCTCCAAATCCACGCTCGTAAAGAAAGTCCTCGTATCGTATAGTCTTCATCTCAGAAGTGAGACTTATTGGTAAGGCACATGTGTTCATCTCTTGAGCTTTTAAGACATCGATGATGTAGTATCCATGTGCATCACAAATAAAATTGATTTTCATTTCGGGGTACCCCTTAATGTAGGCTTCAAGGTCAGAATTACTGGGAAGGGTGGCGAAGATGCTCCATTTTTCACACCCCATATTTGGGCGCGAGAATATACCCGGGTGGGTGTGATAGGTGAATGTTGAATTCGAATACCATTCGGGCTCTAGGACACTACTATCTATACGAGCTCTTTCTTTTGATGTTACCTGGGTGAAACCTGTATAGGTGTGGGTATCATCAAAAAGTAATCTCCCACCGTACTCCCACTTTTGTTTAGTAGAAAGTCTGCTCACCTTCCTTAGGTCTTTCACGAGTCGGGTGGGAAGTTGGATGAGGCGGAGGCTCATACTTATATTTACGAATTTATATTCATAGAGGTGGGTCTTGATCTTCTTTGATTTCCCACAGTTTGAGTCACGTTTCTGGTGACTATTCTTCCAACATTTTGGGGGGCAAAATTAAGATAAAACTGTCGTATAGCTGTTATATTTTTGTATATGAATTCTGCAACCTGGTTTATGTTACCCTGACCACTCAACATGTATGGAATCATATCCATAAAAGTCACGTAAAACGTTGTACACGTCCCACGGATATTGTCCGCTTGGAGGTTTGGTCCATTATAATAACGAACTGTAAAACCACCACCCCACATGCCCCGTAGGATGGGAATGATTTCCCTACGGAGTGCGACCCCCCATTCAGAATTGGATGAGTCCTGACCATGTGGATCAAATGCCCACATCTTCTTCTGATTTGGATCGACGAGAACACTGACCGCGTGTCCAACCCCAGATTTGTTGGTCATACCGACCATAAAAAAGTGAACGTTGGGTGTTGAACTGATTCTAGAGTTTGTGTTTGGATTATTCAGAGTATTTTTAATCTTATCAATATTTTTTACTATACCATATTTCTTTGTCTCTGTGTTGTAGTTAAAAAATGCCGAAACGTAGCCCAGATTATCAAAGCGGTCCTTCGCCCTCTTCAGATAACGGGGTATACCAGCGTATCCACATGACATACCACGACCAATTACGAGTGGGGGGAGAACAACCTCACGCCCTCTAATTTTTAAGGTTTTCTCGTTATTGCTATTACTGTTATTGTTTCGAGCCCGCTTGACCATCTTAAAGTATATAGAGAAATATTTTGAAAACTATTTAATGAACATAGAGGACTTTGCCCGAGAGATATATTCTGACCTTGGTCCGGGGTACAGTGAGAGAGTATATCACAATGCTATGGAAGTTTTACTTAGGGAGAGGGGGATCCCCTACGAGTCTGAGAGAGTTGTACTGATTAAGTTCAAGGGTCACGTGATTGGAAATTTGAGGATAGATATGATCATTGACAACACCACTATTCTAGAATTCAAAATCATCAAGTCTCTAAATGAAGCGGCGGAGTGCCAGGCCAAAAACTATCTTCATCTGACAGGTCTGAAGACTGCGTATCTGGTAAATTATCCACCGTGTCGGGATCGGGAGGTGGAGGTCCGGAAGATTGAAGTAACACCATTAGGGGCAGAACCTGCGCCAGACTCTGGTAGAACTGTAGAGATTCTTGGTACTGAGCCTCTGGGTTCGTTAGAGTTCCATGAAGGAGTTCCCGCGCCCGACCAAGAAGAGTCCTAACTTCTTCGAGGCAGTGTTGTGCTTCCGGGTTCTCTAGATTAACGTCTTCTAAATGCGGAAGGACCTGATTTTCCAGTTCGTAGAGTGCTTGTTCCATTTTTATTATAAAATATAGAATCACTGTACTTAAGTATCGTAATCTCCTGGAGTGCTGGGGTTCCCCCATTTGGGGGCTTTTTACAGTAAATTTTACAATTGCAGCAGTCCCTCCTATTTAAGAGTTGCCGCTTATTTGCATAACACCTCAATGGTAAGTAGATGTCTTTTGCAAAGTAGCGTACCAGTCTATCTATGAAGATCATTAGACATAAGTAAATCCTTATCTTTATACAGTTGCAATAAACTCCCACCTAAGGTCGTGGCATATCTTTTTCCATATGACGTCTTGTTGGTACAACTTATCTTTTGATTTGAGGAGTGGAAAATATGTGAGGTATTCATCTTCTTCCAAGAGTTCACAAAATTTATAGAGGACGTAAGAATAACTGAGAAAGTTTTTCCTCTCGGTCGGGCAGTTATTATCGAATGGTTTTTGTATATCCTTGAACATAATTCGTAAACGTTCTTCTAATTCTTGGGGCATACTAGGGGGCTTTATACCATTCAAAATATTGGTGATATAGGGAACATGCTCATAAAATTTATTTAGTCTCAATTTTTTCAATAAAGATCTAATTTTTGCATGCGTTATGTCCTCGAGTTTCTTAATTTTTATTTTTTTCAACTCTGATCTCAATTGTTCCAACACTTCTGGGGGAATGCAAGTCATTTCTTGTGCCTGAAATTGTGACAACCATTCGTTAAAATGATTTTCTCTTTTATACGAGTAATTTACAATTTTTTCAGATGTCTCTTGTTCCTCTCTATATGTCAACTCTTGACTAATTATTGATGTTATGACGGTACCACACGAATCGCATACTAAATCACTTGTATCATGAAAATGAACTATATTACTATATGGACATTTCTCACAATAATCAATTTTTTTTTCAATCGGTCTTTGTATATTATGTTTTTCAACTTCCACCAAATAATCTGTGAAGATGTCCTTTTTTTTTAGACCGACCACCTCTTTGACATTAAATACATTATCTGTATTTACCCGTGTAGTGCTGCTTTCGTCTATGTACTGGTTCATATAGGGCATACATTTCATCACGTAGTCGGACAATTCACCTTCATACCTACTTTTATTGGAGGGATCCTCTTTGATACATTCTCCAAAATATTCGAGTTTGTTGTTATAACGACTTAAAAAGTTTCCCTCCATTATATATAAAGAATGTTACTTAAACTTTTAAGTATAGTTTTTTTCATATTCAGGAAACTTACTACCTACCCTGATTACTACATTACTTCAGAAGAGATTGAATATGAACTTGAACGTGATATAAAATACCAGGTTGAAGATAAATTCTGGGAGGACGAAAGTAAAAGTTGGGATGGTATTTTAGACCACTATCATGTAAACGTCACAGGTAAGAAATTTAGACACACATCTATCCCCCAAAATGTAAAATATATAATTTTAAGAATATCTTATTCGTTCAACGGTCATATTTACAAAGCTATAACTAATGATATAAATTTCAAACCCGGTGAAGATACCGATACTACGATGTCTTTTAATGTTCCATTGACTAATGCATGGTTAGTGGATCATGATGATAAACCAGTTCGGGACGTCACTGAAAAGGTAAAGCGTTATATTGGTCCGAGGGGGGATTTCCACAAACAGAATGTTTCACTTTATCACTTTTTATATTACGATATTGAAACACTAGAAGAAAGATTCCCAAAAATAATAGTTAAAAATACTTTGGGAATGAAAAAGGTAATTTCCACAATAGATGGTTTTACAACTGATCTTCGGAAACTTTAGTTGCCAGGTAAAATTTAAGTTCCCCCAAATTCGCGACATTATATTTTAGAATCAAAAACCTATTCCCATTTTCTTGTATAATTTGCACAGATGCACACATACTCGTTGCCTTTGTAAAGATATTCAAGTATTTTAGACTGTAAAGTCCAGTTATAGTGGGACTATCATCAAGTGCATCAATAGTCGTTTCTTGGTTTGCAAAGTCGCCACTACAATTGAAAGAAATAGAAGTTCCCGAACGTTTTATCTCGATTTCGGAACCAATATTTGACATGTCCCTACACAATCTCTGAAAATCTACAGACGGTAACGTTGTGATTGTAGTCATATCTATTTCAGGAACTTCGATGCGACTTTCATTTATGTCTAAAAGTTTTAATTGAAACTTGGTATTTGTTTTTTTATTTTCACTCAAAATTTCTATGTCCATAAACTCTTTAGACTTTATTTCAAGTTTGAGAACATCGTTATTTGTAATAGTTTTTAAAAGTTTAAATGTGTTTGAAATATTTATACCAGCTATGATTTCCTCTTGAATACATTCATATTCTTCGAAGTTGTCGGCTGCCAAGAACATATCAATAAGTGAAGTTCTCGCTGTATCCAAAGTCACTATATACATTCCAGATGGTTTGAAATAAATATTGACATCATTGAGTATGTCTTTTAATACTTCGAATGTAGACTTAAAAGCGGCTGCTTGGATTGTCACAAACTTCATATCTAATGTATATTGTCAATCAACTCTTTAAATCTGTATATGTGTCACCTTTACTAACATCCCTGCTAATCTTATCCTGAAGTTCTTTGGTCATCGCGGGTTGTAGAGATTTTCCATATTCATCCAAGGTAAATATACCACTTTCACCTCCACCATCAAGGGATGTCATACACGACCACCCACCAAGATCACCACAACCTATCTCCTTTGCTGGAAGAAGTGATTCTAACCAATTTCGTATTTCATTACCTACGAGAATCTTTCCATTTTTAGTCAACATAGTGGGGACGCGGTTGATCTTATTTTTATAATTTGAAGGTATGCCCTGTGTATTTACATTGTGGTAATGAACAAGCTGTTTTAGTTGAGTGTGACTGTTTATATACTCAACAATTTCCATAGAATGTTTACACCTTGGGCTAAATATCAGAAGAGACATATCTACTATATATTTTGTATTTTCTAAAAAAAAATTCACGCGTAATAGTAAAATGAATTACATACTGATATTTGCTTTGTCACTTATTGTCATTTTCATGATCAATACACGTGAGACGTTCAAGTCACAGAGGACTCTAGATGACGATAGACCAGATCTCAGTAAATATACAGAATCTGAAGCCAGTGTAAATAATGATATGATACAGGAGTTTACACTCAAAGCAAATGCAGAGATTTCAAAGCGTATGGGTGTTTGCACCTATATAATTGAAACCAATGCCGTGAAGAAGTATGTTGGCGAAGAAAATGACATCTACGAATGTATGTTTATGGCTATTAAGAATAGTGGGTTCGCATACGGGTTTTCCATCGTAGCTTCATTTAAGGTTGAAAACAATAAGATAAGTCTCATCGCAATCCGTTCTCAACCCATGAATATAGAAGCGCCGGGTAACATTGGTCCATTTACAGATGATTCAAGTGCCAGCGAGTTTGTGAACTTCAAGTTGGTGAAGGAAGTCTCTTCCCCTGATAAAAGTGAGTTGGATTCCGTAAAAAATAATTTCAACTAAAAGTAATGATTAGCATAGATGACATCATAAAAATTGATGATAAACGAAAACGAATCAAAAAAGAAATTTATACAAAAATTTATGAAATGTTTTCAGCAAAAATTAAACGATCACTTGAACTGGGGCATAAACAACTTTTTATGACTATTCCCGTGTTTTTAGTTGGTTATCCCTCATTTGATAGAAATGCCGCAGCGAGATATATCACCAGACAATTTTCTTTGGGTGGTTTTTCGGTTAAACTTGTAAGTGACTTTGATATCTACATATCATTAATTGTCCCCAAAAAGAAAAAGGAATCATCGGGAGATGTATCAGATTTCCCAAATCTTATGAATCTCAAGAAGATAGCTAATCAATACAGGCGGGGTGCGTAGGAAAAACTATTTTTAAAAACCCCCTTAATCATAAATGGACAATTTGAACGTTCTCGTTGAGGCAAAGAAAGAGTACTTGGGACAGCTCTGTCTCATCATGTGCCCAGCTATGATTGAAGTTTTTCACGATATGTATAATGAGGCGGTGGCTTTATCGAAGGGGAGGAAGGTTCTCGTCATGTACCAGAAGCTCCTCAAGGAGGTGCCAAATTGGTCGAACGCGATGTCTAAGCAGCACACGGATAATATTTCCGATCGATGTGCTTGGTTTAGTGATCTTTTAGCGGCGGTATTTGTTGCGTGCACCAAGATTCTTTCCGCCGTTCGACTTAAGACCGACAATAAAAAGATTTCACTAAAACTTCCCACAAATGAAGTGTTTATTCAGACGTGCTACAATAATGTAGCGAAAGACATTTACAAAGATCCCTACATCTTCCACGATGAACAGAGTGAATATATTCGTGACGAAAAATTGACTTCTAGAATTTGTATGTGTATCGAAAGCACAGTCAAAGAATTAATTCCAGTTCAACAGATTTTACAAACATATATGTCCCAAGAATCTCGGGACATTGATTTGGATGGGGGCATCGATGATTCCCCAGATCCAGATGTTATAGATGATTTCAATACAGTAGAAGAAACGGAACCAGAACCACTCGCGGAACCAGAGCCAGAGCCAGAGCCAGAGCCATTCCCGGTTGAAGAACCAACCTCAGACGAGATGATTCAGCCTACCGGATTAGAAAATGAATTCAAGACGGTTCCAGGGGTTCAAGCTCCCGAGCCATACTCCCAAGCGGGTCAGGGTCCAGGTCCAGGTCCAGTAGAGCAACCCCAAGAAGATGAGGGTGTCTTATTTGATGATGCACCAGACCATCGTATAAAAAATCCTAGGTATAATTAAATGGAAATCACCGACTATTTACGTGACCCTGTGAGCGCGGGATTGGTAGCTGGTGGTATCACCGCTGGATATATTCATCTCAAAGCTCATTTAAACAATGAAGGTAAACTTGAACTCAACAAATACATGAAACCCGCTCTTTTGGTTGCGATTCTTGTATTTTTCATCGTGTCAAATGGACTAGGTAAGAAGGAATCTATATCAAATGACCCTTTTTAAACTTAAAGATAAAAAACTTGTAATAAGAAAATGGCGTCCGTTACCGCGTTTAACGACATGATGGGTCAATTTCTTGTGGAATTGCACAAGACTTTTCCAGATGAAAAAGGCATTAAGAAGATGTTAACTTCTTTCGATTTACTCAAAAGTGCAAACCCACGTTTAGTTGTTGATGGGTTTATGAGTGGTGTATCCCCATATTCCGATAAAATTTCATCCAAGGATGAAACATTTCTCCTAAAAGAGATTGAAACGATTGACATGTTGAAGGATCTTGACATCAAGTCGTATTGGAATCGTATGAGTCAGAACACGAAGGATGTTACATGGCAATATTTACAGACTCTGTATATGCTTGGAACTACCATCACATCCATTTCGGCGGACACACTATCCCAAATTGAGGAAATTGCAAAGGGGGTCGCTTCCCAAATGGAGGGTGGTAATAGTGGAGAACTTGATCAGGATGCTTTAATGAAAATGATGGGTGGTATGCTTGGTGGTCTATCAAAAAAATAAACCTCCTCATATATTAAATGAAGAGTTGGTTCGATAATCCTCAGGAACTCGTCAAAAATGATAAGGTTTTGGAATTTTGGCCTACAGGGGAACAGACCCCCGAGGAAAGAGTGAATGCGGCGACCCGATTCATAGTTTATGTTTGTTGTGCCATTTATTTAATTCGCCGTGACCCCCGTATTTTCATTTTGGGAATGACAGCGCTTGGTGTTATTTATGTTTTGTATACTTCACAGATGGTTCGTGAAGAATATAAGGAACCATGTAATAGTGGTGCGTGTCACAAACCAACACGTGATAACCCGATGGGGAATACTCTCATATCAGATTACACCGATGCTCCAAATAGATTAGACGCGTGTTACTATGCGAGTTCAAACTCTCAATCGGGGAATAGAATCCCCTACGATTCTGGTGCAGGTAGGAATAGGTCACCCATGGCTATATCCAGGCATAGAAATGCGTTTGAACGTCAGTTTGTGACAAATCCTGTATCAAAAATACCAGGTGGGGAACAAACTGAATTCGCGGAATGGCTGTATGGTCCAAAGAATGGTCCATCTTGTAAGTCTAACACGAGATTCTGTGATCCCAATGCGAGAGGTGTTCAGCTCGAGGCGTTCGGTGGATTAAATGATGGAAATAAAAGAAGTGGAATGTTTGGTGGCGGAAACGGTTCAGCGTAGATAAATATTCTTATGTAATAATAAATGGCATATCAGCTCCAACCTGGTCTTTCCATAGTTCAAAACAAAGAGGCTCTCCCCCCAGTAAAGGCGACTGATGAGGTTTTTGTATACCCCCAGCCCAGTACTCTCAATTATGGTGGTCGCCCAAATACCATGTTATATGGAACTGCCCCTTACATGGCTGGTAAAGGTTCCCCAGCACAACACATAGACGTCAGTGATCAACTTCGCCCCCAAAGCACGTCCAGATTTAATAAAAATGTCGTTCCCACCTACGAACGCAACCTCTTCCCCCTCTCAAATATGGAGTGTAAAGTTCCTCTCCGCACGATGAAATATGAACCATCGAGTACCCGAGCCGAGCTTCAAAATGGTTTGTTCCAGCAAAGATACTACTCCAATAAAAATGTTAATAAGAAATAAGAATGGCTGATCCCGTATCATTGATGGCCGTAGCCGGTCTCGTTTTCGCTGGTCGGAACCTGAGTAAAAAGAAGGAAGTGACCCCACCGCCTTCCACAGCTCCACCACCACCACCACCACCAGTTAATGTCGAAGACCCAAATTTTATTCAAGATAGTTTTGTTTCACGTGTAGATGTTCCTCATAAGACTGAAGTATCCAGTTTTGCCGACATCTCTCGACAGGAACGTAGCAATGGTCAAGAAGTTCTTGACATGAGGAATCGTATGTATGACACAGGGCGAATGAATAACCTTTCCCCCATAGAGAAGCAACTCGTCGGACCAGGTTTGGGGGTAGACCCAAATGTTCCAGCTACAGGTGGATACCAACAAATGTTCCGCGTCAACCCAATCAACGTGGGTGAATACAGGTTAACTACTTTACCAGGACGATCAGGTCCAGCCCACGATATTTCGGGTGGTCGCCCCGCTGTCGTTGGACGCTTGGGTCACAATCGTCCAGAAAAAACAACACATCTCCCCTCCCGTTTACCCACAGTCCCCGGTCGCGCACAAGGTATGACGGGGGTGGTAGTCAGGAACGAACACGAACGCACAAAGCGAACAACCAATCGTTCCGAAACTGGATTACGTACAGATGGGTTGGGTTTCAACCCAGCCAAGAAGATGATTTCAGCCCAAACTCTCGCCCAGGATCCAACCCGCTTCAAGAGTGATAGAAATGACACACAATTTGCTTACTATAATCAACCAGCACCAGGAATATCAAATTTCAAGGGTGCTTACACAAATAGTGCGGCTGCGCAGGTTACCCAGAAGAACAACGTGGAGCTCATGAAGTATGGTTTCCGCCCCGAAGATCGCCGTGGTAAACCTAACCGTATGGGTAACGCTGGTCGTATGAACGTCAGGGAGAGTGCTTTGAAGCAGGGTGGGCGTTTGACCGCGGTTCGTAGTGACACCTCCCGCATCGATGGTCGTTTCAATGCAGCCAATGGTGGTTGGACCCAAAACTATCAACAAAAACCCTTCCACCAGTTCAACGCCTACAAGGGTAATGCGAACCCCAACTGCGGTTCTCTAGACATAGCGAAGAGACAATTGGAAAACAATCCCCTAGCTCATAGTATTTCCCAGTAATCATTTCAACTTTACACAGAGCACAACACTCATTAAAATTATATACCCTAAATTTAATGAAGGTTCATAGTCTTGTCATAGATAGTTCCGAACGTGATAGTTCGTTATACACCTATGCAAATAATTACACTGTTCACCTAGAAAACCCTATTTATGATGTGTTTGAATTGAAATTATTGTCAGCTCGTATTCCTACACCAATGGTTTCTCCATACAGACCAAAAGCGTTAATTTTACGATTGACATCGGGTTCAGATGAATATAATCAAACTGTTTACGTAAAAACAGCACGACACACGGGATATATACTTCTCGACGACACAGATAATATAACGTTCAACGGTTCGGATGACCCCCTAGTGCATCACTTTCACTCTGGTTCACAGAAAGTTCTCACAGACCTTCAAATCGAATTTTTATACATGAATAACGGTGAACTCACACCCTACGTATTTGGATCTTTGGATCACGTTTTAAAATTTGAAATTACTTGTTCTACTGATAAATTACAGGGTTTAACTAAATCTACTGAAAAAACAAATGAAATGTTTAAGGATGCTCTATCAAATATAAGCATTCCCGATGTTGAGAATCCTTATGAATGGAAAGGCTATATTTATATAGGCTTTATCATATTGTTGGGTATCATGATGCTCGCAATAATGAAACGAAAACCCATTTAGCGGGTAATCGCGAAGACTGGCTGAGCAGGCTTCGAGACGCGAGTAGAGACCATCGAGATGATCTTGTAAACAATTACCGAGAGGAGGGTGGTGAAGAGGGCGGTGAGCGCGTACTGGGAGCCACCATTCTTTGGGACCTTCACAATCTGGGTAATGACCCAACGGACAAGATCCATCCATGACATCGCCGCCGCGAAGGAGAAGCCGGCGACGATGGAGTTGAGAGACTGTGTCTCAAGCTCGGCCGCAACAAGGGTGACAGTGTCCATAGCAGAGTTCATAACGCTAGCCATCGTGTAAGTTTTATACTATATAACAGGAAAAAAATTATTCGGGGAGTAGGTCTTCTTTTTCTATTTTTTTATACTTAGTTTTCCTGGTATTTTTTGAATTTTGGAAGATTTCATCATCAGATGATTCATCATCAGAGCTCGTTTCTGATTCATATTCCTTAAATATTTCTTCTGAAAAAGTCCATGCTTCAGGTTCCCATGTGCTCATTACTATTTATAGCATTTTTTAACATCGATTCTATCGGACTCTGGGGTTCCCAATCATCCCAATGATCGTAGGCGTAGTTAATTTGGAGCATTTTATCATCGTCTCCTGAGTATCTCGTAAATTTCGGGCAGTCATCTGCAGAAACTTCTTCAATTTCCTCTTCGCCCTCAGAGTCCCCCTCCTCGTAAAGATCGGGGAAAAATGACCCAATCTTCTGACCAACGGTGTACATCGCACAATATCTCGTTGTATATTCCATGTCTTCTTGGAGAATCACATCTCTCCCACAAGCCTTACAATATTCAGCTGCGAGAATCATACTGTTTTCCATAACAGGTGTCATGATGTCGACCATCTCACTAATGTATCGATTAATCATCGCACCGTCTCCATCACCGAAGCCTGTTTGCATATTCATCTTTAATGTCTGGTGCCAAAAATAGTTTTAGCAAATCCCCCACTTACACGGAGAATGTTGTAACTTTCCGCGTAAACACGAAGTTGTCTACTAAATGTAGAACACGGTGTCAGACTTAGGTTAAGAATTTGTTCTTTTACGTGACTCATATTGACTTGACCGGTTGGGTACCATTCTTCCGGTTGTAAGGCAAAACTGTAGGAGTAGAAACGTCTGAGAAGCTGCGTCTTTGAATGATGAATCGCAGATTGTATAGCTTTCAAGAAAATGACATTACCCGTGCTCTTCTTAATGATGTCTTCACCATCCAATGTGAGTTCTAGATAATCTAAATTCTCGTACAAAGTATACTTACCATTCACCACATCCGTCGTATTGTCATAGTCAAAAGGTGTCACAAAGTTACCACTGGTTGTCCCATCACCCGTAGTCCCGTACCTTTGGATTACGAAATACAATTCCTTCACCGGGTTGACGAAGTCGAGTTTTACTTTGAGTGTATTCACATTATTATCGATATTGAAAATATTATCTTGGATCTGGGTAATTAAATAATCTGAAGACTTACTTTCAATCATCAATCTCTCACATGGATCCAGAAATACAACCTCCGTGCACAGTTGAAAATCTTTTATGTGAATATCATCCGTCATCGTATGATAATTCCCCGTATCAGTGATCACAATGTTCTGAAGTTTTCTCAATTTAACCTCGACTTCAACTTCCTGTTTCTTTATGGCACATAGCGGGACTGCGAGTTTTGGGTGTCTATAAAAGTAAAATGGTAAATCTACAAACAAATCAACATTACCCTTATCAGTTCGCCCTAGAAAGTTGTATGCCAATATACCCGGATCACACACCTTGGAGTCAACAGTTCTTCTGGGATATTTCCCAATCAGTTTTTCTAAAGCATGTTGTTTAGTCTGTGTAACGTAGTGTTCCGAATGTATCTGTAAATAATCACTCGTGAGTCGTTGAACAATTTCACCTCCGATTAAAAGATCCACGTGTTCGATTATTCCATGTCCAACCGATTCAATGTAACACACGTTGGAAGTCAGTATCTGTGGAAGTTTCATCTTCAAACTTAACGATGACAGTAAATCACCCTGGTTTTGGGGTATTGTAAAACGGGTAGTCGACCCAAAGTCGAACGCATTATCTGATTCAACGTCCACATACTGTCTGGAAAATTTGGAATGTCTTTTAAATTTTTCTAGAAAATGTGTATAGTCTGGATTTGATGTGAAGAACTGTTCTTGTCTTCCTGATACCGCAAGTTGTGCACGACCAGCCATTACTAATATATTCACCTAAAATTTTAATCCAGCTAAACCACTCTCAAATCTCAATATATTGTAGTTGATTGCGTAAACTCTATTATTTTTGGTATACGACACGTCACTTGGATCGATGTCTATTTTCATTTTAAGAAGTTTGTGGGAAATACGACTCATGTTGACCTGCCCCGTTGGATAATGCACCTCGGGGTTCAATGAAAATGAATACGTCCCGAAAACAAATGGAATTGTGACACCACCGTTTGTATACTCACGTGAGCAATTTGTGTGATGCATAAACTGATTTTGATACATCATAAATAATCCATCCCTGTTAAAAACAACCTGATCGTTGAAACGAAGTTCAACATTAGACAATTTGTTTAGAATATACGGATAGTTGTCCTCATTCTGATTGTATGCCATCTGTGAAACAAAATACATTTCTCTGACGGGGTGCTTGAAATTTAACATCACACTTTTTTCGGTTTCACCGGCTTTCATTACAAATGTAGACATTTGAACTTGTGTAATTAAATAGTCGATGGGATTTGATTTCAGATAGTTTCTTTCATCATCGGTGACATAAATGAATTCTGTATCAATTGACATTCTATTAATCGAACCCTGAATGTTCGCCCAAACATAGGGACCCCCCAGAGCGTCAAATGCTGCTTTACCACCACTTATTAATTCTTCTAATGGTTTGAGTTTGATGACAATCTCAACTTGCTGTTTCGTGAGAGCGCAGGTTGGAATAGAAAGAGATGGATGTCTATAAAAGTAAAATGGTAAATCCACATAGTAGGTGTATGTATCAGGAAAGGGCAACTGACGTTGATGACCAGAAAGGAAGTACAGTGATTGTTCTGTATCGTCATTTGTATTATGAAGTTGTTGATGTATCGAAATATATTCACCCGTTATCCTCTCTATAACCTGTCCACCTATGACGAGTTCAACATACTCCATAATTTGAGAACCAATACCCTGCACCCAGTTTGATGCCCCACCGACAACTGGTAGAGGATCTGTGAGTGTCATCTTCAGGTTTACGTTCCTAATTAGATCACCCTTGTCGCCTGGAATTCTACAGACGATAGTCTTCCCAAAATCCAAATCCCCATCAAAATGACTTTCGACATAATCCAAAGCAAATTTGGTGTGCCTCTTGAAGTTTACGAGAAAATGTGAAAACTGTGGGTCTTCAGTCAACCATCTATCTTGCACTCCAGTGGCAGCAAGTCTCAGACGACCAGCCATTCCTATTGTATATGAGTAAAATTTTGAGAATTAAAACGAGACACTACATTAGAATGAACCTTCAGTTGAGGAAATTCAAACCCGAAACAATCACCGATGATAGGGTTTGTGTTTTTATAGGTAAGCGAAATACGGGTAAATCAACTTTAGTCAAAGACATCATGTATCATAAAAAACATCTTCCAGCGGGGATTGTCCTTTCGGGAACGGAGGAAGGTAATCACTTTTACTCTGAATTCATTCCAGATCTCTTCGTGTATGGGGACTACGACAGAGATGCCATAGAAAGGGTGATGGCTAGGCAACGTAAACTCGTTGGGGCTGGAAAAACAAACTGCGGAGCCTTCATGCTCCTAGATGATTGTATGTACGATTCAAAGTTTCTGAAGGATACCTGTATTCGGCAGTGCTTCATGAATGGACGCCACTGGAAGATCTTCTTCATGTTGACGATGCAGTATGTGATGGATCTCCCACCGGCTCTCAGAGCGAATGTTGATTATGTATTTATTCTACGCGAAAACATCATCCAAAATAGAGAAAAATTATACAAGTCCTTTTTTGGAATATTTCCCTCATTCGATATGTTCTGTAAGGTTATGGACGCGTGTACCGAAAACTACGAATGTCTCGTATTAGATAATACAGTGAAATCTAATAAGATACAAGATTGTGTATTTTGGTACAAAGCTTCTCTCAGGAAGAACTTTAGAGTTGGGGGACCCGAACTCTGGAGACTTCACAAGAAGATGTATAACCCCAAGCACCTTGAACAAAAAGAAGCTGATGCTAAGAAGGCGACGAAAAAGACTGCATTAACTATAACAAAACGAAAATAATTTTGTATAATATATGGCTTCCCCTTCCGTAAATACGATGAATCTCTCCGATAACGGTGAAGGAATGGTTCCGATAAACAACCAATCCACCACATTTGTAGAAAATCGTGGGTATATCGAACCAGAAAAAAATATACACCAAAATAAAGAGACTATGGATTCTACCCCAATCAACGATATTATGTTAGAGCCCCCAATGATGACCGAAGAGCCCCGAATCCAGGGTGTTATGCCCGGTATGACCGCTCCCCAACCACAGGGTGCTTACCCCTCCCCCACCGTTCAGGAGGAAAAACTATCCAGTAAGAATCCCTTAAATCTCACAGATGATCAGCTTACAGCCCTAGTTGTCGCTGCATGTGCCGCCCTGGCTGTCAGCAAACCCGTTCAAGATAAACTTGCGACTTCTATCCCCAAGTTCCTTAACGAACAAGGGGGTAGGAGTTTTGTTGGTCTTGCCTCAACAGGAGCCGTTGCGGCGGTTGTATTTTACTTTATCAAGGATTACATTGTTAAACCTTAACGTTCCCAACCCAAATTACTGTAAATTGAATTATCGATGCCCGCAAAGTAGGTGACAAGTGCACCACCCGCGAACGTTGACATGAGGAGAAAGACTAAAATCCTTTTTCCCCTCGCGTCAGTATCTGGATTTTTGACAGATTGTTTGGATGCATTCCAAATCCTATTTATGAAATAGGTGGCAATCAAAGAAATTACCGTGCTTGCGAAAAAGAAAATGCGATCCACTGCGAGACGTGGGATTCTATTCACAATTAAACGCAAAATGTTTGGTATAACAACAGTCAACCAAATTAAGTTGAACTCGTAGTTTCGTGAAAATTGTGGTATCATAAAGACTGCAAAAATACCCAACCAATATAGTATCGCTGTGAGTAGAACACTAACAGGTGTTTTCATTTAGTATACCTCAATATTATTTATCCTGAATATGTTGACCACAAAATTTCGTCTTGTCAGGAATCTTCCTGTAAATACCCAGATGTTCGCAAATGTCCCGAAGTTCTGCATAATTTTCCCAAAACTGGGGGGAATGTGAGTACTCTTCAACTGTCGAATGGGCCAACTCGTGAATAAGCACGTGAAATATATGATTCACATCACCATCTAAACACACCGCAATCTCTCCACCCTTATTTGTATTGTAGCCTACATTGTCAGTCATCCTCTTCAGTCCAGTTATCGGGATTGGTTTTACAAGTATACTAAACTTTTCATCCCCAGTCTCCTTCAAATGCTCCCTTAAAATACGATATCTCTCCTTGACCTCTACAAAGTCATCCGGTTCACGTGTCTTCTGGAGTATCACGAGGTTAACGAGTATCAACACGATAAATACTATCATCTATTATATACAAATATAAATTTACTATACAACTCTGAGATTGGATTTCCTGTGAGACCCTCCCAAAGTTGTAATTTTATACCCATCTCTTCTAATTCTGTTATCAATATATCCCTATAACAGACTGGTTCAGGTTTTGGTCCATCCCTATAATATGGCGTGTCCGTCAGGTGTACCATCATCTTCTCGCCGTAACCACCACCACAATGCTTACTCATCAAAAAATAATTTCCCATATCGTCTCTGTATGGTATTCTGAACATAATTTTTTCAGAATCGGGTATAATACCTATGAGTTTACCCCCTGGTTTTAATCGTTTCTTTATTTCCCGAATTGAACTGAAAAAATATGATTTCGATTTAAAAATATAGTGGAGGGAAAAATTATAACAAAGGATGTCATACTTTCTATTCGGACAATTATGTATGTCACCCTCATAAAAATTCACCCGTATGTGCATATTTTTCGCACGGGACCTAGCCTCCACTAAAGCAGATGGCTCTGGGTCACACATGTTTATATTGACCCCACATTTGTGCCACTTTTGAAGATCACCACCGAAACCACACCCCACATCCAGTATACTCTGCCCCTCTTTCGCCACGGACTGTATAAGGGACTTCTTGGTATCATTGTGGTTCCGACGAATCTCTTCCATATTCGAAATTGTAGGATACTCTTTAAGGAAGAATTAGTTGTATTTTTTCTTTTGAAATTATGCCACTTAAGTTCCAATTGAATAGATAGTAAAATATGTGACCAGATCCCTTCATAAATTTATTTTTTTCTAACCCCACCGTATCCACCCCCACATCTAAAGTATTAAACACGTCATACCCCAGATTTTTTGCGATGAGAAAGGCATCGTTGTACACATCACCAACCAAGTAGAACCGATATACCTGTTTCACCGTACCATCCCCATCATTACGTTCATAGGGAATGTTGTAGAGAGATATGAAGGTATCACTTTGATCATTTACATAGGCATGGGTCGGTAAGACCCAACGTTTGACGTAGTCTTTCGTTATGACTGGGGCAATTTCAAAATCTTTGGTGTACTCTTTGAGAATGTGGGTCACCCTAGGGACATCCTTAGAGGTCATCTTCCTCCACGAATATTTACAGGGACCCCGAACTTCGTAGTAATTTTCCCTCGGGCGATTTGTTTCATGGAACCCCAACTTTATGAGTTTCTTGACGTCCAAAAATCTATGCCAATACTCCGCCTTTGCGATAGGGGTGGGTATCCTATGTACTCCCGTGTATACGGCTTGCCATATTCCCTTATTGTTTGCATGTCGTTTAATCTCACTTATTAGAAGTGGTGCGAGACCCGTAGATCTCTGAGATGGGTGGACACATAAAAAATTGATCTGAACCATCTTCTTTACACCCCCCTCAACCCTCACATCGAGGGGTGCACTCGAGATGTACCCCATAAGTTCACCAGTATCTAATTTACGGATGGCGATATGATCCTGTATGGCCCACTTTAAAGTATTTTTTTCATAAGTTAGTCTGAAAGTATCGTTTGAAACATAATAGTTTGACAAGAATAAAAAAACTTCATCTAGAGTACTCTGAGACCACATTAAACCATCTGGTAGTGGGAGTGGTTTTGAATCACATTTCCTACTTTTTTCAATTTCCCCGGGTTCGATTCCATCTTTGGGGACTGGTTGTGTATTCCAAAATGGGGTCATATATAATATATACCTACCTTCTTTTAAGTAAGCTTAAAGTTTTGGGGCATTCTAATTATATAATGTCTCTTGAACAAGATTATACCACCGTCCCCGGACAAGTCTTCGCATGCCTATCCATTGTTGGACCAGATGCACCCCAAAAAGCTGACAAGTTTGGAATTAAGATTAGAGGTGCCTTTTCTACCCGCGACGAGGCGGCTAGGCATGCTCAGCGCCTTCAAAAGGAAGATGCAACTTTTGACATTTACGTTGTGGACATGTATAAATGGCTTTTGATTCCACCGGATTCAGATAAGATCGATGATGTTCATTACGCTAATGAGAAGCTTGACGAGCTTATGACTGGATACAGGGAGAACCAGTCCCAAGCTGCGCGGATGTTTAACGAGCGCAAGCAAGGTATGATTGAAACGAAGAATGGCGCAGCCTTTGCACCTGGTGATGAGAACTCCAAGTTTTACAATAAACCAGATGAAGCACCAGTTTCACACCCCGCTGAGGTCCTAGAGCGCCTCCAAAAGGAAAAACCCGACGCTCCCATGGAGGATCTCGTAAAGGAGGCTGACGAAATTGTTGCCGCCGAGATTGAGGAACGTAAGAAGACACGAGAAGCCGGGGCGACGATGGAAACTGTTGAGGAAGAATCCTCCCAATAAGTAAAAAATCTAAAAATGTAAAACTTAATTGTTTTTTAAATTGGAATACAATTTAAAAAAGAATATATTTGTATATGAAAAGTATATCTACGTGTAACGGAGAATGACAGGTTGCATTGTTTTACCCATGAAAAAACCCAATAGAAAAACGGCGAATGCAATAATCCAAGTTGATTTCTCAATGTTTGCAAAAATATCAGTTTTCTCGGGTTGGAGGGGTTGTTGATAATTCATTTCAGGTGATTGAAAATAATACTGTTGTTCATCTATTTTAGAGGTGTCTTCCTCTTTATCCTGAGCTAATGGATCAATAGTTGGATTGTAATCGATTGGATTTCCAATGTCAGTTTCCATTTTAATATTAATAATCTATTTTTTTAAGCATCTTCTTCCTCACTATCACTATCTACAACGAAATCCTTGAGATTGCCATTTTCGTCTGCATCATCATCGTCATCATCATCACTGTCACTACCAGAATTATATTCTTCTTCTGTATCAATGTCAGAATCGAAATCAGAATCATGTTCGTCTTCATTATAATCGTCATCTAATTTGGTTTCGGTAGGCTTAAATGATTCCGGCTTTTTAATCTTTCTTCCTGATCGTGTTACAAGTTGGGGCATTTATGTAAATTATACCCAAACCTTTTAAGCACCTTTAGGAAAAAGATTGTTAATAATAAATCCATTCAAAACATGTGTCCTGACACCTTTAGGATCTTTACATATAGGACACGCCTGTGATATGAATTTACGCTTTTTTACGACATAGGACATCACCGTTTCATTGTTATGTTCCCCACCAATCTTTTCACAAAATCCAGAGTTTGTTGTAATCAAATAATTAGTTTTTTCCTTTTTCACATTTAAAACTGATATAGTGCCACATGTTTTCATATTATTCTGAATATAATTTTGTAAATCAACCTTTACGTCAACAATTTTAACTTTACTTTCAACAAATTTCTTGATTTCGGGGCATTTCTTAAGCTCTTGTGGTTTGGGATATAACCTACTAATGATCGTGGGACTGAGAAGATGCTTTCTTCCAAAAAAATCTTTACAGAAACCATCCCGCCTTCCACGAATAGTTGGACAATTACAAAAACATTTCTGAGCTATGATGGTCCCACTTATTAAAAACCATACATGATTTGAACTATGTTCTCCTCTCAAATTTTCACAATATCTAGAATTTGTTTTAACCAGGTAGGTTTCTTTTTTCTTAAAAATCTTGATTACGTATGCATTTTTTTGACCTTCCATATTATCACGAATATATTTTTCAATCAACAAACGTATCTCACCGTCACACACCTCCTCTCTTTCATCTTCCTCTGTGAAATTACGTTCCTTCACCGAATTTGAGGGTGAGGATATGTTCACATTTTGGGGTTCATCTGTTCGAACGATTGACATTTTCAAAATGTCCAAGTCTGGTTTTTGATTCACCTGCAGTATCCCACTGAGAGGACCAGACCTGTAAATGAAAATTGGTAGATATGCGAGTTGGATATTCTTACCATGACCCTTACAGGTTTCACACCCCTTACCTCTACACACATCACACTTTGACATCTTGTGAGACCAAATCATACGAAACCCACTACCACCAGTTTTACGTTCAATATTTCCATATACCGATGAATCGATAATTTCATTCCAATCTAGGTGCGACTTCGCTTTCGATAGAGCTACGAGAATATGTTCCCGTAGAGCCACAGCAGATGATTGATCAACAACAAATCCTGACCAATTTAAATGAACCCCGGTCTTGATAAGTGAGCCAACCTTTTTGGGGGGTGATACAGAAATTAGACAATCCTTCCCACCATGTCTCTTGACCTTGTCACAAATTATCTTACATACACTCTTGATTTCATCCATATCAAGGGATGTAGTATCTTTGTAATCGATATCAACGAAAAAATTATACCTCGGACTCTTTTGTTCTACGATGAATAACTTCTCACCAGACCTTATAGCCTCTATATACTTCTCATTGAACTGATTCAATCTATCAAATGGCACGGAAAGGACACCACCGTCCATGCGCACATGTGATATATTGGTTGAGTTAGTAAAACCCTGTGAACTACACCAACTATTAAACATACCTTTGTAGAGATCCTATTCTCTAAACCACCTCATAAATGAAACATCGTGATATTCTTGTGTTTGAGAAAGTTCCTTCTTAATTACAAGTAACTCGTATACCGTCCTTTCCTTATTATCCTCCCTCCACTCCCGAATTTCCTGATCACAAAGACCCCTGTTTTTTGTAAGCAATTCCTCAATTTGCATCAAAATGAAAGCCTTAGACTTCATTATTTTATAGAAAATGTTTTTCTATTCAAAGAAGTTATACAGGCATAGAACTCGGGATTTTTTAAAACATTATCTACTATAAGTTTCCAACGTTTACGTGAATTAAATTCTTCGAGAGTGTCATAACTCATGTAATCGTTTTCATCGTGCGTCTTCTTGTAGGGCTGATTCATTAACTTTTTGAGGCTCGTCTTCTGCTTCTCTTCGTAAAACTTCTTGATATGGGTGTGCTGTTCCGACCTGGTGTAATTTACAAAAAATATGAAAACATTATATTCAAGGTCCACTGTGGGACTTTCTTTCACTGTAAATTTAAATTCTGTATACTCTCCGTTTTTTAGGGAGACGACCCCCCTCGTCTCCTCCTCCAATTCCCTGAGGGCACAACGCAATGGATTAATGATTTCCCTCCTCCTACACCCACCTGTCACAAAAATCCAATCCTTAAATCTCCAATCCCTCACTGTGAGGAATCTTGGTTTATCACCAGTAAAGCTTACTGGTATAGCTATAGCCTTGTATTTTTTCATTGCGCATTCGCAAGTTATAATAAGGGCACATCATTATTCTTCAGATTTATCGTCCTTAACTTCAACTTCCTCTTCCTCTTCCACAGGTTCAATCGTGGTAGAACCGAGATGCTTGACGACCTGTTCTGAGAATCCTTTGAAATTTTCAACATCCTCCCTAGTCTTCTTCAACTCATTAAAGAGATACAAAACACCAATGGCACAAATGATAGTTCCAACGATTAGCAGAGTTTCACGATTAACGGGGACCATATTTTTGATATAGGTCCTTCTTTTTAAGCTATTGCAAATTGGACGGCTTCGTAATGCGTGGGTTCTCGAGGCTTGTCTTCCGTAGCCTGGGGCTGACCGACAATTTTTTCGAGTGTCCTGGACTTAGGATCATACGTCAATACAAAAACGATGGCGAGAAGGAATAAAGTATTCCAAATCATAGTTATTAATTAGTTAGAATATAAAAGACCACCCATGCCGTTCTCAATGCGGAGAACGTTGTAGTTTACGGCGTAGATGTCATCACCAACACTCTGGGTGTCGTTGACAATACGAGCCGAGTCGAGGCGGGAGAAGTTGAGTGTGCCAGTGGGCTGGAGCTTACCAGTGTCGAGGCAGAATGGGTAGACGAAGAGTGTCTTAAGTGTCGCTGGCTTGGAGGCGTTTGACGTGTGATAGTAGAGGGGCACGTGAGAGAAGTTGGGATCCGCGAACTTGTAGTCCGCGACATCTGTGCCATTAATTTGGAGCTTGAGTTTGTTGTCGTTGTTGAGAATGGCGAGGGCGCTACCCTTCCCGGACGCCAGGTACTTCACTGGGTGATTGAAATTCAATTCCTGAATCTTAGATTGGGAAGCAACCGCCTTCTGAACCTGGGTGATGAGCATGTTCTGGGGCTGGGACGCGAACATTTCGCGCTCATCGGTGTCAAGGTAGGCGTAGTTGGCGTAGACATCCCACTTCATGCTAGAGTCGGCCGCAGCAGAGCCCCAGGTGATACGGAGCTCAACATCGTGGTACTGGAGCGAAATGAGGGGAAGCGCCGTCTGCCAGTTCTCACAGAAGGCGAAGCGGAGGGGGTAGAACCGTTCGTTAGTGGCACCACCGTAGAGGTCACCCGCGACAGACTTCGACGCATTGGTCGCAGAGAGGGTGGGGGCGATGAGGGTGGAGTAGGTGGAATCCTGCTCATCCACAACCTGACCACCGATGAGGAGCTCCACCTTGGAGACCATAGTGGTCCAATCCGCTACAGCCTGGGTCGCGGAACCGTTATTGGGAACGAGGTAGACATAGCCAAGCATGTCCCCCTTCCGCTCGAAGCGGACGGTGGACATACCATTGTTCGAGACGTTGCCCTGGATGACCTGACGCTCGACAGTTTGGGAGAAGTTGGTGTGACGCTTGTAGGTCGATCGGAAAAAGCTAACCTCTGGTTGTCCAACGAGGTGGACATCCTGAGCACCGACGGCAACGAGTTGGGCAATACCACCAGACATTTTATATTATAGTGAGAGTTTATTTTTAAGCTGGGAAGTTCATAGAACTTCACTGGTTTGATACATGGATCTTATCAAATTGGCGTTTCATGTACGAGTAACTGCGTTACTCGGGACTCAGCCACAATGGTACGTACACCCAACAAAAGCTGCCTTGTATACATGATTGGCCTCATCTGTGATGTTACCATCGGCATCGAGGTACCGGATTTCATAAGCCTTTTCAGTTTCTGTGGGGTGATCTTCCCATATAAAAATACCATTTTCATCAATTGAATTTACAAGTTCTTCTCTCGCTTCGTGTATCCAAATACGTTGTTCTGTTTCATAGACTAATGGATCTTTTGTATCTTCTTTTTCATAAAACAATTGATAATATTTACCATCATTATCAATTCTCCTTTGTGTATCCGGTAATACATCGTAATCTTCTTTTGATATTTGTTCCTTTCTGTAAACTAACCAGTAATCTACATTTCCCATTTCCCTTTTAATTTGTTTCACTGGTTGAGTTTGAGGATTAAAATCACAATCCATCGTTATTTTAGCGACTGTATAATTCGCGAGGAACTCACTGTCTTGTTTTTGACCATACCCCGCTACGTTAGATGTCGTGATGTAATCTCCTGATTCGAGGGGACCGTTGATGTTGGTTACCCAAATGGCACCTTCACCGACAGAATTGATAAAAGTACGCGTATCACCCTTTTCTTTGGGAATAGGAACTGTTATGGAACCATACGTATCTTCACGTGATTCTGGGTCTTCACCAGAAGATATTACACCAAAGCATGATTTATCGTATGCAACATTGCTGAGACGAACATCCGGTAAAGATTCATTTATTTGAATCGCACGATTTCCTTTGTACGTATTGAAACTTGCACTTGTGTATGTATTCTTATTGGCACTAACGATGAGACCAACATAGTTATCAATATTTTCGGTCCAAACATTATCTACGAAAGATCTGTGCTGTCCAGTGAAGTTATTTAATACGACTCCTGAATCAGGTCTGATGTACATTTTGTCAAAGCCATTTACAACTAAGGTCCATGCGTTATTAACATCCTGGTAATGGTGAGCGTATCCGGACGTACCTTGATACGTTTGATAATAATAATATGTTGGACGAAAAAGGTACTGGCTGGACGAACCCAAACCCATATTTCCAGCAAGTTGAAGTAAGTGCCCAGGACTCGCCGTCCCGATGCCGACTTTATTCCCCACTGAGTCCACGAAGAGGGTGTTCGTATCCACCGCCAAGTTCCCGGATACATCCATATTACCAGAAGCATTTACACTGACTCCGGTATAGTTGATCACTTCCCCGGATGTACTGTCGTAGGCCATCATGTTCCCCGCGACCACCCCCGCTTGGAGGGGTTTGATATAAGTTCTCGAAGCACCGGCTGTATTCAATGCACTACCCGAAGCATTGAGGACAATGGAATTATCATGTTGAGAGGTCCGACCCGCTTGGTTCCCAATGGCGATGGATTGGGTACCCTGAGAGGTCTCACCCGCTTGGCACCCCACGGCGACGGCGAAGGTGCCTTGAGAGGTCCGAGCCGCTTTGTTCCCCACGGCGATGGCGTCGTCGCCTTGAGAGGTCTGACCCGCTAAGCGCCCCACGGCCGTGGCGTTGTCGCCTTGAGAGGTCTGACCCGCTAAGCGCCCCACGGCCGTGGCGTTGTCGCCTTGAGAGGTCTGACCCGCTAAATACCCCACAGCGACGGCTTGGGTGCCCTGAGTGGTCTCACCCGCTTTGTACCCCACAGCGATGGATTGGGTGCCCTGAGAGGTCTGACCCGCTTCAGTCCCAATGGCGAGATTGTTCGTATTACTGTTCGCCTTGATGAACGTGGTTCCGCGAATCTGGACATCCCCCCCAACCTCCAAGTTCGAGGTGGTCACCAAACCAGTGGTGGCGTTACTGAGCTCTAGGGTGTGGGTGGTGCTGTTCGAAACGTTGGCGACGGCGTCTAGACCGTAGGAGGGGGTCAACCGGAGGGTCCCCAACTTTAGGGCCACCGCGCTGACGTTGCCCTTCACATCCAAGTGCGAATTTTCAATGGTCAACGTCCCCTCTGGTGGATTCACTGACATTTAATATAGGGTAAGAAATGAATTTACCTGTTATTAAATGGGAGGAGGGGACGAGTTTACGAAATTGAAGGAGCACGACTTCTACGAAGTCGGGACGGGGGGCCACTCAGGGTTCGCGGGGTCCTCGGTGGTGGCTGGGAGGTCCCTTAGAGCCTGCATGTAGGTCTTCCACTCTTGGGGGACGGGGGTCTCTGTAGAGGTTGCTCTCGATGTGACCCAATCCACTGCTTGGAGCCTCCTATCACGTTCCTGGCGGAGTTCCTTTAGGGGCTGGGCGTCCACCAACTCTTTCAACTTCGAATCCTCCCCAATCTCCACATCCCCTGAAAAAGCTTGGACGTTTGTCGATGCCATATATAAGTAGCGATAACCTAAACCCTGTACCGTATGAGGACGATACCAGATCCACCAGGACCGGCTCGATAGTTTTTACCAGCGCCAGCACCACCACCACCGGTGCCTGACATACCCGATTCGGGAGCGTCGTTGTTTCCTCCATCAGCACCACCACCGATGCCACCCGAACCAAAACCGTTAGTCACACTACCAGGTCTACCACCACCACCACCACCCGCGAAATATCCATTGTCACCGAATGATGTGGTGAAATATGCGGACATATCCAAACCAGCACCACCATCGCCAGAGTAATTATCATCCAAGCCGTCACCACCTACACCACCAGCGCCACCACCACCACCGGAAGCATTCGGTTCGCCTCCATCACCAGAAAACCCATTAAGGCCACCTCTATTCCCCTGTCCAGATGTCCCCGAACCATACGAAGTGGTAACACCTTGTGAGCCTTCGCCACCACCGCTACCACCATCACGACCATTGGCATTGCCATCCACACGGGATCCACCGCCACCACCCCCGACAGCGGTTAGAGAAAACGCGCTGGTGTCCTCTCCATCTGGACCCTGAAGGTCGAAGCCCGGGTTGATCGACTGACTGTTGGCGCCCACGACGATAGAATACGAGCCAGGTGATACAGTTTTATTTAAATCAAGTATTAAACCACCCGCGCCACCACCAGCGCCGGATGCACCACTACCTCCTGAACCACCACCGCCACCACCACCTGCGACGAGGAGAACATCACATTCCACCTGTGAAGTCACAAAGAAAGTGTGCGGTGACCCCTGGTATGTGAAAGCGTGAATACGGTATGTATTACTCCCAATCGTCGCATAGGTTATTGTACCACCGTCAGCATATCCGTGAAGCATTCCAGAATACACCTGTGTGTCGTAAATAGTTCCCGTATATTGAAGTGAACCATCACTGCTAGCATCTGTTGGATTCAATTGGGTGAAACGCAATGCATCATGTACCTCACCCGTTCCAGCTTGGTCACTACCTGATATTTCATTCCCACTTCCAGCTGCCGTATTAGAAGTGACTTCCCTATTGTTTACAAACAGTTTAGCACTGCTTCCGGTGGAAATTATTTCCACTGATGCGATGATTTCCGTTCTATCGTTTGTTGAAAAATAGTCGGGTATGGTCCAGTTCGTAGATACATTTCCGCCAACTACCCCTCCTGCCCCACCTTCTATATATAACTTACCACCATGTACATATAATGCTACACCCGAACTACTATCACCAGATTCGTATATGACACCCGTGCGGTCTTTATCGATAGTCACATTCGTGAGTATAGTACATGTACTCTGATTATCGAGTATATTTGTGGCTGAAGCTACACCCGATGTATACGTACTTGAACCGAACACACTACTATCAACAAATGGTACCGCTGTGACATCTCTATATGTACTCACACTTCTGATAGTACCCCCAGTGAAGGGCAATGCACCATCACTACTACCATTTGTTGGATTCATTCGTGTGTAGGGCATATTACTATAAACTTGACCGCTACCAGCCGCGCCGGTGCCTGACACCTTAGATTTGTTAGGTGTGGCGTTATATTCCGTACTCACCAAGATACCATCTATATACATTCTCGCGAGACCGTACCCCCGTGAATCACATGAAACGACTATTTCATGTGTGTCATCCGTCGTCCAGGTTGAAGGGACTGTATAAGAAACTTCATAATCTCCGCCAACTACATCACCGTCTCCGTATTGTGCGTAAATTGTACCAGAATGAACATACAACGCGAACCCAGTACCAGTCCCTCCACCCTCAAAAATGACCCCAGTTGTCGCATCGCTCATATTGACTAATGCCCTGACGGCCGCCGCGACTTTATTAAGAGCCCCAGAATTGGCACTTGACACACCAGTTACCCGTTGGTAGTAACCCGCGTTTCCAGTGAAATTATTAGAACTCGTACCTCTAAAAGAACCTATATCTCGAGACGCTGGTAATCGCGCTATTTTCGATAATCGATCAAAATCTAATTCGTTTAGACTTAAGTCATATTCTGTAGCTATATTACTAATACTTATAGGACCTGATGAAGATATAGTCATATAGTATTATCCGATTTTTTCTTTGAGCTCTTTAATCGCTTCAATGATGAGACCCATCATGTTTCCGTAGGCGACGGCATAGTTTGTCTCTTCGGACCCCGTGACGGCTTCTGGAAGAACGGGAAGAACTTCCTGAGCTATGACGCCAGTGTAGCGTTTATCATTCATAGTGAATGTGTATCCATTTAATTGGTCTATTTTGTCTAGGGCATTTTCAATCTTTTGAATATCACTTTTTGCGCGTTTATCAGAATATGCGGTAATGTTACCAGTCGCATATATGTCACCAGAATATGCGGTAATGTTACCAGTCGCATATATGTCACCATTTACATCCAACTTGTACCCAGGATTCGTCGTCCCGATCCCCACCCTCCCCGTCGTCGTGTCCACGTAGAGATTGGCGTCGCCGACCTCGATGTTCGAGGTGACGTCGAAGCCCTTGGTGGGGTTGGTGAACTGGACCATTTGGGTGGTGGTGTTGCTAATATTCGTTACTGACTGGAGACTGTAGGCGGGTTGGAGACGGACCGACCCAACCTTGAGGCCCTCGGCGTGAACGTTCCCAGTCACCCTGAGGGAGGCGTTCTCCAAATCTAAAAAACCATCGTTGCCTTGGATGGACATTTAATATAGGGTAAGAAATGAATTTACCTGTTATTAAATGGGGGGAGGGGACAAGTCCTATGGACTTGGCTGGACGGGCCAAACAGGGTTCTTGGGGTCCTCTGTGGTGGCTGGGAGGTCCCTTAGAGCCTGCATGTAGTCCAACCACTCTTGGGGGACGGGGGTGGAGGTTGTGAAGGCCTTGACGGCCACCCAATCCGCTGCTTGGAGGCGACGATCCCTCTCGGCCCTAAGGTCCTTTAGGGGTTGGGCATCGATGAGTTCTTGGAGTTTGGCCTCGAAGGCCTCCTTTGGGGGCTTCTCATGACCGGGTGGAAATTGAATAGATTCCCAAGTTGTACCCCAAGCACTTCCACCCGGAATTGGATCTAAAATTTGTTGTACGAAGGTAAGTTGTTGTAATTCTTGGTCGTCCATATATACATTATGAAGACAAATAAAAACCATTAAATCCAGCATACTGACTGGCCGACATGAACATATTACCTGAAGTTAAACTGATTCCCATTGTGTCACTCGCATTCATGTATACGTTTAAAGAAGCCGATGCGGGGCTGTGAGAGCCGCCCACATTACTATGAACACGGATAGGGGTACCACCAGCTTCAACATAAGTGCCATTTAAAGTAAATATACCCTCTGTTTGGCTGTTGTGTGACATATGATAAAATGAAAAATGATAGAAACCTGCTATGGGTGCGGTGAAAAGACGAGTGCTTGGATTATACCCCCCACCTTTATTGTTCAATACATTGTTATACGGAATAAGTTGCGTAGCATTAATAGAACTTCCAGTTGCGGCAGCTTGAAATATCACCGGACACCCCGCCATGAGGTCCCCGGGGATTTCCACGATGTCCTCCTTGATGATTTGTTTGGTTTTGACAACGCCGTCGTAGTCGAAGACCCTCACCTGGCCCGCGTTGGAACCGGGGCTGTCGTTTAGGGGGCCCCCCACAGCAAGCCGTGTTCCATCCGAAGAGAGGGCGACGGACTGACCGAAATAGTCCCCGGCCACCGCGCCGTCTAGGTCCCCTCCAATTTGAGTCCACGCACCCCCGACCAAGTCGAAGACCCTCACGTGGCCCGCGTCTGTACCGGTGCCGTCGTTTAATCGGGCCCCCACAGCGAGACGGGACCCATCCGAAGAGAGGGCGACTAAGTAACCGAAACTGTCCCCAGCCGCCTCACCGTCTATGTCCCCCCCAACTTGGGTCCAGGTGCCCCCGACCAAGTCGAAGACCCTCACGTGGCCCGCGTCTGTACCGGTGCCGTCGTTTGAGATGGCCCCCACAGCGAGACGTGTTCCATCCGAAGAGAGGGCGACGGACCAACCGAACTGGTCCCCCGCCGCCTCACCGTCTATGTCCGCCCCAAGTTGGATCCAGGCGCTCCCAGACCAGTTAAAGACCCTCACGTGACCCGCGTCTGTACCGGTACCGTCGTTTAGGTAGGCCCCCACAGCGAGTCGTGTTCCATCCGAAGAGAGGTCGACGGACCAACCGGACCGGTCCCCAGCCGCCTCACCGTCTATGTCCGCCCCAAGTTGGATCCAGCTACTTGATCCTTGATGGTATTCAAAGACCCTCACGTGACCCGCGTCTGTACCGGTACCGTCGTTGTAGATGACCCCCACAGCGAGACGCGTTCCATCCGAAGAGAGGGCGACAAAGTAACCGGAATTGTCCCCTGCCGCCTCACCATCTATGTCCGCCCCAAGTTGGATCCAGGCGCTCCCAGACCAGTTAAAGACCCTCACATGGCCCGCGTCTGTACCACCGCCGTCGTTTAGGTAGCCCCCCACAGCAAGCCGTGTTCCATCCGAAGAGAGGGCGACGGACACGCCGAAACTGTCCCCAGCCGCCTCACCGTCTATGTCCCCCCCAACTTGGGTCCACGCACCCCCGACCAAGTCGAAGACCCTCACGTGGCCCGCGTCTACACCATTGGCGTCGTTGGAGTACGCTCCCGCTGCGAGGCGTGTTCCATCCGAAGAGAGGGCGACGGACCAACCGAAACGGTCATTAGCCGCCTCACCGTTTAGGTCCCCCCCAACTTGGGCCCAGGTATTACTCGGGTTCTCAGTGGTGTACTGGACGGAGAGGTTGGAGTCGCTGTATATGTTCCCCACCAACCCAATGTCCCCCTTCACGTCCAACTTGGCTAGGGGGAGGTTCGTCCCCACACCAACGTTAGAGCTCACTGTATCCACGAAGAGATTGGCGGTGCCAACCTCCAGGTCCCCCTCAACCTGGAGGTTGGAGGTCACCGTGTTGGCTGAGAGGGTATTCATCTCCACCCTGCTGACTTTGAGGACGGCATTCCTCACATTCAAAGTATTGTCTGGTGATTCCAACGACATTTAATATAGGGTAAGAAATGATTTACACGTTATTAAATGTGCTGGACCTTAGGCTATGGCTCGTATAGTCAAATGGGGTTTCGCGACGATATATGGTGCTGCGACGCCGACGCCGCCGACACCATCGAACCAATTGTTCACGTGAAGTCTACATTCATAACCACCGGTGTATTCTCTAAACATAACTCTTAAGGTTTTTGGGGCAGTCCATGATGTAAACTTACCCGCGTTTGTATCTGTAGTCGTTGCATTGCAATCAATTGTATATTCTATTGATACTGGAAAATTTCCATGCCCACTTGGAGAATATTGTGCAGCTATACATCTTGCCCCTGCGTAAATATCATTTCCATCAATTTGTGGCTTAAAATGTGATATACCACCATTACCGTCATCATCCCAATGAAACCAGAATCTGTAATACACTCTTTTTGTACCCGGTGGAGGTGTATACGAAAATGCACTTCCTGTAACCTCTGCGTAACTAGCAGTCGCAGACTGTGCTGCCGTTACATCCGTCATCGTATACGTATTAGATTTAACCACTACAACCGAACCATCACAAATTGAATTTAATTCCTCAATGACCTCACCGGGATTGTAGAGCGTCTTGGTGATACCACCCCTCACATCAAGGGCCGCTAGGGGGAGGTTCGTCCCGATCCCCACGTTGGAGGTCGTCGTGTCCACAAAGAGGTTGGCTGTACCAACCTCAAGGTTGGAGGTCACCGTGGTATTCCCCGAGACGGTGAGGTCCCCCCCCACAACCACGTTGGCGGTGGTCACCAAACCAGTGGTGACGTTGCTGGACGAGATGGTGTGGGGGGTGGTATTATTGCCATTGCTGGTCACCGAGGCTAGGGTGGTTGTAGTGTCAAACTCGATGTTCCCCACTGAGAATGTTTGCCCAACCTCAACCCTACTGATCCTCATTGTGGAGTTCTTCACATGTAAAATATTGTCTGCTGATTCTATAGACATTTAATATAGGGTAAGAAATGATTTACACGTTATTAAATGTGGACTTACAAGTTGGGTCTACACCGTACGTTTGTACGAATAATTTGTAATAGCGGGTGTACCAGGACCAACGTTAAAACCCCACCAAGCATTTTGTGAATGTTCAGTATCAATACTATAAATAGTCAAAGTAGTTATCCTTGCTCTTAAATCCACAACATTATTAGCAGATAAAGGAACCAAAACATTGTAAGTAGAATCACGGGTATCACCTTTACCAGCCATTATGTCTCTAGTGGCTACGCCATCAACATAAAGAGTAAGTTCACAAGCAGTATCTCTATGTGATATGTATACACCAAACATATAGTTTCCACTTACCGGAGCAACAAATTTATTAATATTTGTACCAGTTGTTTGGAATCCAGCGCCAATATTCGTTTTAACACCATTCCAAGCTATACTATCACCAACGGATATGTTATAGTTTGATGATAAAGTATTATGTACTAAAAATGAAACATCTCCAATAGCAACTGAAGGACTGGAGACTAACTCCCACTCTTGGTTAGGGGCTGTGAGGAACGCCTTATACTTACCGTTTAGGTGGGTATCGGTGATCGCAGCTGCGCGGTCAATAACTGTGCCCACTGGGTATATAGTGTCCAGTATTCCTAGAGCCCCAGAGACATTGAGGTCACCCGTGACCGTGGCGTTCCCAGAGACTGTGAGATTCGAAGACACCGTGGCGTTCCCAGAGACCACGAGTTCCCCACCAACATCGACGTTTGCGGTGGTCGCCAAACCAGTGGCGGCGTTACTGAACTCTATGGTGTAGGGGGTGGTGTTGCTCACGAGGCTGACGGCCGCCAGACTTAGGGGATTTTCAAATTCTACGGTTCCAATTTTTAGGGTCCCCCCAACGTGGAGGTTGGAGGTCGTCGCCAACCCGGTGGTGGCGTTCGAGAAGGACACCGTGAAGGGGGTGGTATTCCCAACCTCCGTGACATTCTCTAGACCGTGAGCTGGGATCATTCTAATCTCCCCTAGGGTCATGTTGTGGGCCGAGACGTTGCCCACCACCTGGAGGACGTTGGAGGCTGTGGTATTCACATGGAGGTTCGACCCCACTGAGAGTTCCCCAGTTGGCCCTGTGTTAGAAATACCCACAACCGACGTACGGAGGGTGGCATTTGTAATGTCGAGGAAGCCCTCTGGTGTTCCTATCGGCATTTAATATAGGGTAAGAAATGATTTACACGTTATTAAATGTGGGCGAGTGATGTAATCACTCGGGGACAAGTCCTATGGACTTGGCTCGATTGGCCACTCGGGGTTCGTGGGGTCCTCGGTGGTGGCTGGGAGGTCGCGGAGGGCCTGCATGTAGGTCTTCCACTCTTGGGGGACGGGGGTCTCTGTAGAGGTTGCTCTCGATGTGACCCAATCCACTGCTTGGAGCCTCCTATCACGTTCCTGGCGGAGTTCCTTTAGGGGTCGCTCAGCTTTCAATTGTTCAACCTTTTGGAGGAGTTCCTCTTTGGATGGTTTAGGGATGTCCGTAGAAAGCCACGTTAAATGTTCATAATCATCATCTGTACTCATTTGGAATATAGCTTTAGGATAAAATGACATTATCGCGTCAGATACTCGTATACCCATTATACTTTATATAAGAAATTAATAATATATAACCATGAGACCATTTTTTCCACTATGATTCGCTATATCGGCCGCCCCGGTCGGCCATGAGTCCACTGAACCGTTCCACTCTGCTCCGCCATACCCGATATCGGAAGTATAGTCAACATCTGCGATGTTTGCGGGTTCTTCCCAATGACCTGTAAAGGTCTGACCAAATATACACCCCCCGACATACCCAGAACCACCACCACCACCACCCATTGTATTGGCTTCTACATACTGACCCGAACCACCACCATACCACCCACCACCACCCGCCCCACCGTAGTCGTGGGATCCACCCCCTTGGAATTGGGAACCATAAGCATCACCATAACTCGCACCCTTCTGCGCCCCACCCAGGTCTATAATATCGTACAGAGACTGTCCACCACCTCCACCCTGGTAGCTCCATTGGTTGTCATAGGCCGCCCCCCCATTCTGACCATGTAACCCTCCACCCGCCCCACCTCGATTTCCCTTACCACCCGCCAAAGCACTCCGTGTTGCACTTCCCCCTCCCCCGCCACCAGCTGTCATGAGTTCAGTACTCCCTCTGCGAATTGCGGTGCGACCCCCCCCCTTACCGGGATAATTCTGTTGAACAGAATTTCCCCCACCCCCGTAAATAGACCCAGTACCGACGGTATTTGTTCCACCTTGTCCTACGATTAGAGTTAAAGTTTCACCTGGTGTAGTTACAATAACTCCATGAGTAAAACCACCACCACCACCGGGTGCAGCATAGATCCAACTCCACTTAGAACCACCACCACCACCCGCACCCCATAATTTTGCGTATATTCGGGTCACACCACTTGGAACGGTAAAAGATACATCGGAACCCGTGTATGCTTGTACCACACGCATATTTTTACTTTGAACTAGAGGGATTATCATTCCAAACCCTGAATTAAAAATGCGGTTGTTTGTTTGAATATCTCCATTCACGTCAAATCTAACCAGGGGTGCATTCGTCCCGATCCCCACGTTGGAGGTCGTCGTGTCCACAAAGAGGTTGGCTGTACCAATCTCTAGGTTCGAAGTTGAATCAAATTTGTAGGAGTCCGCCTCGATCCTATTCGCCCGAATTGTAGCGTTTCTGACTTCCAAGATGCCCTCTGGTGTTTGAACAACCATTTAATATAGGGGGAGAAATGAATTACGATGTCGGGGCGGCGGGCCACTCGAAGCCCCCCAGTTCCCCCCTCCTGTTTAGGGTTGGGGTCACCGTGGTGGGGAGGTCCCTGAGGGCTTGGCGGTAGGTTGCCCAAGCCGCCTTAACCTCCGCGGAAGCGTGGGGGTAGTCCGTCACGAAGATGTAGTCACACTTGGCGAGCCTCTGGTCCCTCTCCTCCCTAAGCTTGGAGAGGGGCTGGGCGTCCACCAACTCCTTCAACCTCGCATCGA